GAATTAGTCAAGTTATTCAGCTTGGTGATATTGTTGATCGTAGAAAGTTTATCAATTATATAACTCTAAACAAACTTAAATCGTTTGTTGATAAACATAGAGACAATAACATTACTCTACATGTTCTTATAGGAAACCACGATGTTCCGTTTAGGAATACTAATTCTATAAATTCGATGGATGAATTATTTTCTGACAATAATTTTCTTCACGCATATTCTGATCCTAAAGAAATAGAAATTGATGGATGCAAATTGCTAATGATGCCATGGATCAATAGTTCAAACTATCAAGAATGCATGGAAATTATGAAGACGACTAAAGCTCAAATACTGTTTGGGCATTTAGAAATAAAAGGTTTTGAGATGTATAGAGGCATGCCTTCTCATGATGGTTTTGATGTTTCTAAATTTGATAAATTCGACACAGTTTTTTCTGGCCACTTTCATAGAAAATCAGAAAGTAGAAATATACGATATGTAGGAACACCTTATGAGATAACTTGGTCAGATCATGGCGATCAGCGCGGATTCCATATATGGGATACAGAAACTAGAGAGCTAGAATTTATTGAAAATACAAATAAGATGTTTTATAAAGTTTGGTATGACGATTCAGAACAAACTCTGGATAAACTTCTTAGTCAAGACTTCGACTATGTAAAATCTTCATACGTTAAAATTATTGTTCAAAATAAAACTAATCCTTATTGGTTCGACTTATTCGTAAATAAAATATACGAATCATCGCCGTCAGATGTTACAATTGTTGATGATCATCGAAATATGGACGATCTCGACACAAACGATTTAGCCAATGAAGCTGAAGATACTTTGACAATTTTGTCCAAATATGTTGGAAACTTAGAAACCAATGTTGATAAAAAAGACCTTGACAAATTGATGCATTCACTATATAATGAATCTTTATCTATGGAACTAGATGAATGTTGAAATTTAAATCTGTTAGATGGAAAAATTTGCTATCTACGGGAAGCGCATTTACAGAAATTTTATTAGATAGAAATACGAATACTCTAGTTGTTGGAGAAAACGGTGCTGGAAAGTCGTCTGTTCTAGATGCTCTTTGTTTTGTTCTTTATGGTAAGCCGTTTCGTAAGATTAAAAAAGATCAGCTGCTCAATTCTATAAATGGGCGCGATCTTGTTGTAGAAATTGAATTCGAAATATACAATAAGAAATATAAAATTATTCGTGGAATAAAGCCTACGATTTTTGAAATATATCAGAATGATGTATTACTAGATCAGGACGCGGCTAGCAGAGACTATCAGGAGTATCTAGAGAAGAATATTTTGAGAATGAATATGAAGTCGTTCACTCAGATTGTAATTCTAGGATCGTCATCTTTCGTTCCTTTCATGCAACTTCCAGCAGGGATTCGCAGAGAAGTCATTGAAGATCTCTTAGACATTAGAATCTTTTCAACAATGTCTGTGTTATTGAAGGATAGGATATCTAGCAATAAAGAAGAAATATTAACGAATAAGAATGAAATTCAAAACTCTATAGATATATTGGAACTACACGAAAAGCAAAAACAAAAGAATAGTGAAAAGAAAAATGAGATCATAATTGTTTCCAATGAAAGAATATCAGAATTACACTTTAATATTAGCAGAGCAAACGAAGAAATAACTATGGTTCAAAGTGAGATCGACAAGTTATTTGTTGATATTGAAGATGAATCTAAAGTTATCAAGAGAATATCTAAGATAGAATCATTAGAGAGTGATTTAGAATCTACAAAAACTAAAGCCAAAAAGACTATAAAATTCTATGAAGACAACGATAATTGTCCTACCTGCACGCAAACGATTGACGCACTTATCAAGTCGAAGAAAATCGAGGAAAAGCAATCGTCATTGGCTAAGATTAGCGACGCGCTTATTCTTCTTGGAAAAGAACTCAGCGAAACTCAGAATAGGAATCGCGAGATATCTGAAATTAATAAAAACATCAAAAGTAAAGAGCGAAGGATTACAAATGATTTGTCAGCTTCTGTGCTCGCGGATCAACGTGAAATTACTGTTTTGCAAAAGCAAATCGCAAATACCACAACTGATAAAGAAACAGACAATGCTGTTGAAATCGATGAAATAGAAAAACGCCTTATCGATCTAAGACTGATTAAAGATCAGCTTTTGCATAGAAAAGAATTATATGAATTAGCTTCAATCATATTGAAGGACGGTGGAATTAAGTCACGGATCATCAAACAATATATTCCGATTATGAATTCTCTGATTAATAAGTATCTTGCTTCTATGGACTTCTTCGTTAAGTTTCAATTGAATGAATCCTTTGAAGAAACTATTCTTTCTCGTCATAGAGATGACTTCACTTATGATTCATTTAGTGAAGGTGAAAAGATGAGAATCGACCTAGCCTTGCTCTTTACATGGAGAACTATTGCTAGGATGAAAAATAGCGCGAATACAAATCTTCTTATGTTGGATGAAGTGTTTGATGCGTCATTGGATGCAAATGGATGTGAAGAGTTTCTAAAATTAATTCATAGTTTAGAAGATGCAAACGTATTCGTTATATCCCATAAAGGTGATATTTTGCAGGATAAATTTAGAAGTACAATTAAATTTGAAAAACATAAAAACTTTTCTAGGATATCTCTATGAATCGATTTGAAAATATACCTATATTATTTAATGAAGTATATAAACTTGGATATATATCGTGTTCAGTTCCCACTGATATTACTCAATGTATAGAAACTGAAATTCAAAAAATGATAGAGACTGATTTTAGAGATTGTATTAGTTATAATTCACAGTTAGCTGGATCTATTCATAATGAATACCTTTTGACACAAAGCGTTCGTTGTTTAGATGAATTTTTAAAAGTCGTGGCTCCTAGATATTGGGATTATTTTGGAAATATGAATGCGTATAAAGATCATAGAATCCAGATGAATAGGACGCTAAGTAAAGAATACGGATATCCGATCAAAGATTTGTGGATAAATTTTCAAAAGAAGTATGAATTTAATCCAATACATTCGCACTCAGGAGACCTTTCTTTTGTAATATGGCATAAAATACCATACGATATAGAAAAAGAAAAAGAAATGGCTAATATCGGAAGAACCGCAGTTGCTGGATCGTTTGTTTTCAATTATCCAGATCATCTTCATAGGGGAGGAGTTAGTCAACATCCCATAGTTGTAGATAAGTTTCGTAAAGATACTATCATTATTTTTGACTCAAGAATGCAACATCTTGTATATCCGTTTTATACAAGTGATGAATATAGAATATCTATTTCTGGAAATTTGGAGATTATATGACAAAAGAATTTTTATCTGAATATGGATCTAGTGTGCCTATCGTAGAATGTGATCGTTCTGATTGTAGAATAATTAAAAGTAAAAAATTTACTCCACTTTATCAAAATGAAGTTTATGATAAGAACGGAAATGTTCTCGCTGAAAATTGTTCTGGTTCAGAAATGAAATGTTTAATTTGTGGTAAAGAATGGAAAAGAGAAGAATTATGAAATTATCTTTAGTGAGTTCTGATCATCCGATACTTCGTCAAAAGGCTGAAGATTTTGATTTTGTTGGTGGCTATGATCCAAAAGAATTATTTGAAAGTATGTGTGAACTCATGTGCAAAGAGCGCGGTATAGGGCTCGCCGCTCCGCAATGTGGTATTCCTTTGAACGTTTTTATTATGGGGAATCCGTCGGATCCTTCTTCTATCATATCTGTGTTTAATCCAAAAGTCATCGAAGAAATAGGTGAGGATGTTTACTATGACGAAGGATGCTTGACATTTCCAGGACTATTTGTTAGAATGAAACGCAATAGCGCAATCCGAGTTCGATACACAACCTATCAAAATTTTACAGACACAATAAAATTTGATGGTATGACCGCTAGAGTATTTCTTCATGAGTGCGATCATTTGCAAGGAGTTCTCTATACGGATATTGCTAAACCTTATCATTTGGAGAAAGCAAAACGTAAACAGAAAATTTATGTTAAACAAAAGCAAAGACAAGATGCCCTACTTTAAGAGTGATGTTACTTCAGAATCGTCTAAAAAACTATTCACGGTAATTTCTACATTTGCTGGGGGCGGCGGATCGTCTACTGGATATCGCTTGGCTGGAGGAAATGTTCTCGCAATAAACGAGTTCGTTGAAGAAGCTATCAAAACATATTCATTGAACTTTCCAGATACTAAAATCATTCCTGGTGATATTAAAAAACTTTCAGGAAAAGACTTTCTAGATGTCTCTGGATTAAATGCTGGCGATTTGGATATATTTGATGGATCTCCTCCATGCTCTGCATTTTCTGTTTCTTCTTCATCTAAGGGGAAAAATTGGAAGGGTGCGATAGTAGATACTCGAAAATCATATTTCGATGATGAAGGTGAAATGGTCCACGAGGGATCTGTGAAAATCAGTTCTGGTATAAAGTCATACTCTGATGGAAAAACTGTAGAAGCCATTGAAGATCTGTTCATTGAATTTATTCGCGTCGCTAAAGATATAAAACCTAAAGTGATTATTGCAGAAAATGTAAAGGGTTTGACAATGGAAACGGCTCGCGCTAAACTAGCAGAGTTCATTAATGGATTTGAAAAGATAGGATATCTTACCACATATAAAGTATTAAACGCAGCAGAGTATGGAGTTCCACAGAGTAGACAAAGAACATTCTTTGTTTGCGTTAGAGAAGATGTTGCAGATGCAATTGGAATGAATATGTTAAATGTAAATAGCATTGCATTTCCTGATCCATCTACTCCAAAAGAACATGGCGAATATTCTAAAGATGTTGGTATTGAGAAAGCGATTGGAGATCTAGTTAATGATCCACAGGAAGTAAAAGAACTATTGGATGTTATTGAAAATGGATTCCTAAAGAAATTTGTAGCTTTATTGCCAAAAAATCCATCTAAAGTTCTACAACCAAAAAAGACTTGTTTCAATCTAAAGAGACCAGCTCGTCATCTTCCGTGTCCAACACTAACACAGACTGGTCAACAAAAAGGTGCGTCTGGCGTTATACATTATAATGAAGATCGCAAGTTGACAATTAAAGAATTAAAGCGTATAATGAGTCTTCCTGATGATTATGAATTGACGGGAACTTTCGACCAACAAGCAGAACGTATCGGAAGAATGGTCGCTCCGAAGATGATGTTCGCTTTAGCAAGTCACGTTTATAAGAATATATTGAAACCATACAAGGATTTATCATGACACAGCCGTTTACATTTGCGCAGCGTTCCGAAGGATTTGAAACACATATAGACTTATCTATAAGAGGTTATTCTAATCTTATTGACGATGTATTGAAACTTTCAGAATATTTTGTGGAAGACGACACAAATGTTGTCGATATTGGATGCTCTACAGGAAAGATGTTAAGGTCTATGATCAGTCAAAATTCCTTCGCTAAAAGCGCGTTGTATACTGGAATCGAATTAGAAAAAGAATTTGTCGATGGTTGGAAACTTGAGTCGATAGCAAATTTCACACCAAATTTATATCTCTTAAACGAAGATGTTCGAGACTTCAATTTCGACAACTGTTCATTCGTTTCTTCAATTTTCACTCTAATGTTTATGCCACTGCATCAACGAGAGATGGTCGTCAAAAACATATATAATGGATTGAATTCCGGTGGCGCGTTCGTTTTTTCTGAGAAGACTATGGCTGACTCTGCAAAAATTCAAGATATCAGAACTTTTACATATTACGACTATAAAAGAACAAATTTCACAACTGATGATATTATGGATAAAGAAAAAACTTTGCGATCAATGGCTAAACCAAACACCCGTGACGAATTGTTAAATATGTGCAAAGCTGCAGGTTTTAGCAAAATTGAATCTTTTTGGCAAAACCATGCGTTTGTAGGATTTCTTGCAATAAAATAAACCTTGACAATTAACCCTCATGATAGTATAATAGTATTTCAAACTACGGAAAAAATCATGATCGATAAACTTGCAAAGCTCCTCGCAACTGAAAATATTATTGTTGAACATCGAAACACCTCCACGGCTTCATTCGATACCAAGAATCGAGTTTTAACTCTTCCGATGTGGAAAGACATCACTCCCGCATTGGAAACACTATTAGTGGGTCATGAAGTCGGTCATGCTTTAAATACTCCAGATTCTGGTTGGAGTCCAATGGCATCTGAAAAGAAAACTATCTGTAATATCGTAGAGGACGCTCGAATTGAGCGCAAGATGAAGATTAAGTATCCTGGCCTTCGTCGTGATTTTTATGAAGGATATAAAGAACTCTTTGATAAAGATTTTTTCAAGATAAAAGATCAAAAAATAGAAAAGATGAATTTCTTGAATCGCATAAATTTACATTTTAAGATTGGCGCATTCCAGAATATTCCTTTCGAAGAAGATGAACAAGGTTTTGTCGATGAAATCGGAGAAACAAAAACTTGGAATGAAATTGTAGATATAACAGATAGAATATTTGATTTCTTGAAGGAAAAACAGGATAAGAACATTATAGATCCATCTCCGATTAATGACGATGGAGATGACTACGATCAACAAGAATTTGACATCTTGGAAAAAGAAGAATCGGATAAATTTGAAAAATCTGACGAATTCGAAGAACAAGACAGTGAAGAAGTAGATCAATTTTCTTGCGATACACAAACTTCAATGGATGATAACATTGCAGAACAATTGATTGATGATAAGTCGAAACCGATCTGCTATGTAAATGTTCGCGATATAGAATATAAAGATAAAACTATATCTCATACAACTTTGCTTCGGATGTTCAAAGATGAAAAAAATACTCGAATAAAAAATGACTGGCAATTTCGAAGCGCACACTCAGATGATTATGATGAGTTTTATAAGAATCACGATTCCAAAATCACTAAACAAAATAAAATTTCTTGGAATAAATTTTTAAATGTAAACAGCAAAGTCGTTACTTATTTGATCAAAGAATTTGAAATGAAAAAAGCTGCTGATCATTATATTAAACAGCGTGAAGGTAAGACTGGAGTCATTAATTCAAATAAACTTCATGCATATACAATTATTGATGATATCTTTAAAAAGACCACGATTCTACCAGAATCAAAAAATCACGGATTAGTTCTTTTTGTTGATTTTTCTGGATCTATGAGTGAAAATATTTACGGAACAATCGAACAATTACTTTGCTTGACATTATTTTGTCGTAGAGTTAACATTCCCCATCGTGTTTATGCATTTACTGATCAAATGATTTCTGAAGAATATCTATCCAAACCCATTACAGAAACTTCTCATGTCCCAGGAGATATCGTTGTGACTGGGCAAGATAGATTGCTGGAACTCTTTACAGAGAAAATGCGAAATAATCAGTTTTCTGAAATGGGTCAATGGCTTTTGAATTTTGCAGAGGGTGCACGTTCGAGATGCAATGGTTATCGGGGCACGAATGAATACTATTCTCAGTGTATTCATTTGAATTCAACACCGTTGAATTCCGCATTGATTTATGCCAGAAAAATAATTGAAGACTTTAAAAAGCAGACAAATGCACAAATAATCAATTGTGTCGTTTTGACTGACGGTGAATCTAATATTAGTAAATGTGCTGGAATCGCTGCAGCGTTTACATATCATTCTAGAGAAAAAACGATTGCTCGTGATATCCAGACTAAACAAGAAATTGTGATAAAAAAACCTGCTATCGATAATGCTTATGATAATAGAAATACGGATGTTTTTGTTGAGTTTCTCAGAAATAGATGCCATGTTAATGTGATTTGTTATCGAATTGAAAATTCTAATTCTTCTATCAGAAAAACTATTAATTCTGCATGCCGTCCGATGAGTCCTGAAGCCGCAGGAATAAATTACAGAACAATGCGAAAACAAAAATATTTTCATATCAAAGGATATATGAAATTTGATGATTACTTTTTGATCCATGGTGGAGAAAATATCAATACCGAAGATTCTTTGTTGGGAGATGAAGTTTATGAGAACAAAAATTCCCTTGCGAAAGCGTTCATGAAAGCCAATGTTCGCCGTGGTATTAGTCGAGTTCTTCTATCGAAATTTATTGAGAAAATTGCAGCATAATATACCTTGACAATTAGGTGCAAGTGAAGTATAATATTAGTTCACGTATCAATTATATAATGGAAATAAAATGAAACATGTAATTCTTGAAGAGCTTATTAAGAAATTTGGCGCGAATGCAGTTGTTCGTAAAAAAGAAGTCGAAGAGTATGTTCAATCACTTGGTTATGATAATGCGAAATTTCTTTATCGAAAAAAATTCAATGTTGGTTGGGGACAGTTTCAATTGCCGGCTGACCTGAAATCTTCAACGATCAATATGATTGCAAAAGTTGTTCCGATTACTCGTGAAGCAAAGATTGAGAATAAGATGCAATTTGATCCAAATGCAGAATCCTCGCACAATTATGCGATTGTTCCAGAACGCGATTCTCATTATGTTCCGTTTGGAGAATTTAAAGACATTGAAAAGATTATAAAATCAAAACAATTTTTTCCAGTGTTCATTTCCGGTATGTCTGGAAATGGTAAGACGCTTATGGTCGAACAAGCGTGTTCTCGCTCACATACCAAAATGATTCGTATTCAGTTGTCGAAAGAAACTGATGAAGATGATTTGATGGGTGGATTCCGACTCATCAATGGAGAAACGAAATTCATTAAAGGTCCTGTTCTTCGTGCAATGGAACTTGGCGCACTACTTCTTTTGGATGAAGCTGATCGTGCTGATCCCGGTAAGATTATGTGTCTGCAGGGAGTTCTTGAAGGCAAACCATATTTCGTGAAAAAGACTGGTGAAGTTGTTTATGCCAAACTCGGATTTAATATTATCGTCACAGCTAATACTAAAGGAAAGGGCTCGGAAGATGGTCGTTATGTTTCTGCGACGATGCTCGACGATGCTTGGCTTGAACGATTTCCGATCACGATTGAGCAGCAATTTCCGAATCCGACTATCGAACGAAAAATTCTGACTCTGTATTTTTCAGATAATCGTGAGATAAAAGAAGATGAATCTAAATTTATAGATAAACTTATCATGTGGGCAGAAGTAATTCGAAAGACGTTTGCAGAAAATGCGATTGATGAAGTTATCTCTACGCGCCGTCTTGTCCATATCGTTCAGACGTATAAGCTCTTTGGTGATCGTATGCGTTCGATTCGTATGTGTATCAATCGTTTTGACGAAGAAACGAAAACTGCATTTCTGGATCTCTATTCAAAAGTAGATGAGACAGTAACCCCGCCTTCAGTAGTATCAGATAGTAACATTGAGTCTGGTGCGCAGGAGACTACGCCACCTGTCGTGGCGTAGGTATTTAAACTTAAACAGGAGCTTCAAATATATGGTTAAAAACAAAACTAGCAAAACGGCACGCGTTCTTTCTTTCCTGAAGAAAGGTTATGATCTTACAGAAGGTCAAGCATGGTCACGATTCGGGGTTCGTAATATGTCGGCGGTTGCTTCATATCTTCGCATGCAGGGCTATGCGATTTATTGCAATCAGAAGACATTCTCGAATGGTAGTGTCGCATCAGTTTATAAGCATGGTGCTCCGACGCGTCGCGTTATTGCTGCTGGCTATCGCGCACTCGCTGCGTAGTCTTGTTGTAAAGGACAGGGGAATTAATTCCCCTGTTTTTCTATTGTTGATTCAAATATACTGAATTTGAATATAAATAAGTGTTTGATGTGAATGTTAAAGGTGAAATATTATGTCTATTGAAATCTCAGTATCTATCGAAGAACTTCGCAAACGAAAGATCTTTGTTGCCACACCAATGTATGGTGGAATGTGCACTGGTCAATATTGTAAATCGTCTGCTGACCTAGCCATACTCTCTTCCAAATATGGAATGGATGTTAGATTTTTCTATCTATATAACGAATCACTAATCACTCGTGCCAGAAATTATCTAGTAGATGAATTTTTGCGAAGCGATTGCACGCATCTGATGTTTATCGATGCAGATATAGGTTTTGATCCAGACGACGTAATCGCTCTTTCTGTTATTGCAGAAACTGGAAGCGACAAAGAAATCGTTTGTGGTCCATATCCAAAGAAATGTATTTCTTGGGAAAAGATTAAGAAGGCTGTTGATCGTGGATTTGCAGATAAAGATCCACAACAATTAGAGAAATATGTTGGAGACTATGTTTTCAATCCGACAGATGGTCAAGAGTCTATCGCTCTAAATGAACCAGTTGAAGTTCTAGAAGGCGGAACTGGATTTATGATTATTCAGCGTGGCGTATTTGAGAAATTTAGAGAGGCATATCCACATCTTTCATATAAGCCAGATCATGTTCGCACTGAGCATTTTGATGGATCGCGCGAGATTCATGCATATTTTGATTGCGTGATTGATCCGAAAACAAAGAGATACTTGTCGGAAGATTATATGTTCTGTCAGTATGCTAGAGATGCTGGAATGAAAGTTTGGCTGTGTCCGTGGATGAAACTTGAGCATCAAGGAACATATGTGTTTGGTGGATCATTGGTAGATCTAGCTAATCTTGGAGTGACTGCCACAGCTGATGTGAGTATGCTGAAGAAAAAGAAGAAGAAGTGATTGACATTTTGAATTGAGTGTAGTATAATTGTATTTTAATAATGGAGTAATAAATGAAACTTTCTAAGCAAACAATTGAAATTTTGAAAAACTTTTCTTCTATTAATATGTCTGTTGTATTGAAACCAGGAAGTAAAATCCGAACTGTATCTCCTCAAAAAACTATTTTGGCTCAAGCGATCGTTTCGGAAACTTTTCCTAAAGAATGTGCGATCTATGACTTGAACATATTCATCAATACATCAGCGATGTTTGAAGATCCAGATTTCAATTTCAATGAAAACTCAGTCGAAATTAAAAATGGTCCAGCATTTGCTAGAGTTCCATATGCTAGCATCTCTACCATCGCGACTCCGCCAGAAAAAGATATCGTTCTTCCTAGTGTAGATGTGACGTTTACAATTATGAAGGAAGTTATGGCTCAAGCGATCAAAGCTGCAGGAGTTATGTTGCTGCCAGAAGTTGCTCTGTTGGGGAAGGACGGGTCAGCATCTCTTACTGCGATTGATTCGCGTCAAGATGGCGGTGCTTTCTTTAATTATTTGGTCGGAACTTCTACGACCAATTACAATATGATTTTTAAAGTAGAAAATTTGAAGTTACTTCCTCGCGACTATGATGTTACTGTCTCCGCCAAAGGAATTGCAAATTTCAAATCCAAGACTGGTGATATCGAGTATTGGATTGCAACAGAGCAAGGTTCGACTGCCGTCTAACAATTGCAATTTATATTATGGAGTTTAAATGCTTGCTCGTGAAGAATTTTTATTTGTTGAAAAGTATCGCCCCCACAAAATATCAGATTGTATTCTACCCAATAATCTAAAAACAGTCTTTCAAAAGTTTGTTGATGATAAAGCAATTCCAAATCTATTATTGAGTGGTGGGTCAGGAGTCGGAAAGACAACAGTTGCTCGTGCGATGTTGGACGAGATTAATGGCGATTATATTATTATCAACGGATCGATGAATGGTAATATCGATACGCTTCGAAATGATATTCGTAATTACGCAGCAACTGTTTCTTTCACTTCTGATCGGAAGTATGTTATATTGGATGAAGCGGATTATCTAAATGCTAATTCGACTCAACCTGCTCTTCGTAATTTCATGGAAGAGTTCTCGAGTAATTGTGGATTTATTCTGACCTGTAATTTTAAGAATAGGATTATCGCTCCTCTGCATTCTCGATGTTCAGTTATTGATTTTAAGATAGATGCCAGCGAAAAGGCTGAACTTGCGACACAGTTCCTAAAAAGGACTTACACTATTCTAGAAGCAGAGGGAATCGAATACGATAAGAGGGTTGTTGCTCAGCTTATCACTAAATTCTTTCCCGATTGGCGTCGTGTTCTAAATGAACTACAACGTCACGCAGCGACTGGTAAAATCGATGCCGGAATTTTAGCTCAAGTTGCAGATGTCGATTTGAAAGATATTATTAAACATCTTAAAGAGCGTGATTTTACTTCTATGCGGAAATGGGTCGCGCAGAATAATGCAATGGAAACGAATACTCTCTTTCGCAAATTATATGAATCTGCGTATGATTATCTTAAACCGGAATCTGTTCCTCAATTAGTTTTAATTCTTGGTGATTATCAATACAAGAGCGCATTCGTTGTAGATCAGGAAATAAACATCGCTGCTTGTTTAACTTCCATCATGGCTGACTGTCAGTTCAAATAGATTATGAGTAGTCCATTTGATTACATCAATAGCGTAAGTCATCTCAAAAAGGATATGATGCGCGGAACGGATAATGACGAGCTTTCTGAAAAAGACTACAAACCTTTTTTAGCAAATCGCTCGTTATCGTTCCATGCAGATTCAATTCTGTATGCAAACGAAATGAATCGTATGGGTCATCTAGACAATCTATTACAATATGACTTCTATATGAAAAGCCTTCGAAGTCGCAAAAGATTTAGTAAGTGGTTAAAGCCAGAAGAATCTAAGAAATTAGACATAATTCAAGAAGTTTATAAATGTAATCTTAGAAAAGCGATAGATATTTCAAAGATTCTGACGGATGAACAGTTTGAAGTTGTGAAAGACTATATCTATACTGGAGGAACGAAAAAGTAGATTATTATAAATACTAGATATATGTATCAAAGGTGCTTGTAATGAATATAATAATCGATAATATGATTGAAGTTCTATTAGAATCACCCGACGATTTTCTAAAGATTCGGGAGACTCTAACACGTATTGGTGTGGCTTCTAAAAAAGATAAAAAAATATTTCAATCTTGTCACATTCTACATAAACAAAATAGATATTTCATTGTTCACTTCAAAGAGCTCTTTGCTTTAGACGGAAAGCCTACGAATTTTTCTGAGGATGATGTTGCACGTAGAAATACGATCAGCAATCTTCTTGCAGAGTGGAATTTGTATAAACTTATCAATCCAGAAAAGACAAAAAGCCCAGTCGCTCCGATATCACAGATAAAGATTATTGCATATAAAGAAAAGTCTGAATGGATATTAGAGCAAAAATATAATATAGGAAAAAAACGATCTAGTTGAAACTGCGTTATAAATAAATTTAGAGGTAATCAGTCGATTATCTTTGAATGAACTGCCTTCGGGGGTTCAATTTTAATCTTGCTTGAATTTAAGGAGAATTGTATGACACTATTAGACCTACACAAATTTGATCCGTTTTCTATTGGCTATGATAAGATGTTTGATCGATTTGATCAATTCAATGCTGCCCGCAGCGTCGCCACTGGCGGATATCCTCCATATAATATCAAAAAAACAGAAAAGAATTCATACGTCTTAGAATTAGCTATCGCGGGTTTTTCTAAACCTGATATCGATATCGAATTAAATGACGGTTGTCTGACTATTTCTGGATCAACCAAACCCGAAGAATCTAAAGCTGAGTTTCTCCATAAGGGAATTGCTGATCGATCCTTCAAACGAAAATTTGAATTGGCTGACAGTGTTGAGATTAAAAGTGCAGATCTGATTAACGGTATGCTCAAAATTTCATTAGAGTATGTAATAGCTGATAATAAGAAGCCAAAAAAGATTGAGATTAACGCATCTGAAAATCCGACTGTTCGTGGTCAAGAATTTTTGGTGGAGGTTAAATGATGGATAAACTTATGAATATTCTTTATTGTATGAGCTCTTATCTAAAGGAAGTCAGACAACTTAGAGCCATGGCTAGAAAACGAACATAAGTAATGTGTAAGAAGAGAAGGGGGCGTAAGCCCCTTTCTTTATAAATAGAAAACATTATAAGGAGATATTTTCTATGTCATTCGTATTTACAAAAAATCATCTTGAAGAAATTCTTCCAGGTGCCTCATATTTAGATGAATGGTATTCCGCCTTATCCAAATTACTTCCAGAATATGATATAACAACTCCAGAAAGAGTTGCAGCTTTTATGGCTCAATGTGCTCATGAAAGTGGTGGATTTAAATCCCTCAAAGAGAATTTAAATTATAAAGCGGAAAGTCTTTGTAAAGTATTTCCTAAATATTTTCCTAATATTGAATTAGCAAATCAATATGCCCATCAACAAGAAAAGATAGCAAATAAAGTTTATGGAAGTCGTATGGGTAACGGTGACGAAGCCAGCGGTGATGGATATCGTTATTGTGGTCGAGGATTGATTCAATTAACAGGCAAAGATAATTATACCGCATTTTCAGAAAGTATCGAAACTCCTGTAGAAGAATTACCAGAATATCTTTCTACGTTTGAGGGAGCAGTTCAATCAGCTTGTTGGTTTTGGGAAACAAATAATTTAAATCAGTATGCTGATAGTGGTGACATTTTAACAATGACAAAACGTATTAACGGTGGAACCATAGGACTTGAGGATAGAAAAAAACATTATGAGCACGCTCTACATGTCCTAAGTGCTTGATATGGAAACAAGTCGATTAAGTCGTTCAGAAAGAGAAGCGTTAATTAAAGATAAGGCAGGATGGGTTATTACAATCCTTGCTGCTCTATTGGCTATTAATACCTATATGGGCGGTGGAAACAGTTCAAAGGTATTAAATAATACCATCGATGCTAATAATACATGGGCGTTCTATCAAGCGAAATCTATCAAAGGCACATTGGCTGAAATGGCTTTAGATGATGCTGTTCGTGTCAATGATAAAAAGAAAATTGAATTCCTTGAAAAGAAAATTTCTCGCTATGAGTCTGATCCAGAAACTGGAGAAGGCAAAAAAGAACTGATGGAAAAAGCTAAGAAGTTAGAGTCTGAAAGAGCAGTTGCGAAGGCACGAGGGCCATGGTATACATTCGGAGGATCTCTATTACAAATCGCAATTGTGCTTCTGACTGCTTCTATTCTAGCAGTTAGTAATAGATTATATAATTCAAGTCTTGTAGTTGGCGTATTTGCAGCCATACTTATGTCGCAAGCAATTTGGTTATGGATTCCACTAATACTATAACTCTATAATAAAGGAACCAAATGAACAGAAAGATCGCGTCAGCGGTGCTTTTTGTCATGACTACATCAATTTCGTTGGCACAGCCAATCGTAACTGACTCGACGAGCAGAAGCGCAACAGATTCTAACTCGAATAGCACCACAAAAGTAATTTCTCCTCCACCAACAGCGGTGGCTCCATCAATAACAAGCATCAATAATGATCTGTGTGCCGTTGGCGTTTCCGGCGCGGCACAAACTCAGATCCTTGGTATTGCGATCGGTTCAACGTTCGTAGATAAGAATTGTGAGCGATTGAAACTTTCCAAAACGCTCTATGATATGGGCATGAAAGTCGCGGCAGTTTCCACTCTTTGCCAAGACGAACGTGTCTTCACTGCAATGATGAACGCGGGAACGCCATGTCCGGTTGATGGTAAAATTGGCGAACAGGCAAAAACAATCTGGGAAGCTGATAAGGAACTTCCAGAAAGAGAACGTCGCGCACCGCAAAAGATTAAAAGTAGAGAGTAATGCCGCGTTTTATATTGACCTTTGGTGTTGTATTATTTTGCGTGGCCATGTATACCATATGTGCCCATGCTCAAATAATATCAATACCAATACCCGGAAGCCCATTATCATTGACGGTAATGGCTAATCCTCAGCCATTACAGGATTTGAGACTTAATCCGGCAGCAACAAATATTACAATGGGCGATGATAGTAATGTTAATGTTCCTCTGCAATTTACATTTCCGTTTTATGGAAGAAACTTCACAAACTCATGGATGTATTCAAACGGTGCTGTAAATTTTAGAGGAGCAAATGCACCTGGTGGTTTCTGTTGCTCTGGATTACCTCTAACAACGTCGTTGAATAGTGGATATAATTATTCTATTCTACCACTGTGGGCGGATCTGATTGCCCTTCCAGAAAAAAATGGGGCACACTATAAACTTGGCACATCCAACACAATGACCTATGGTTGGTATAACGTCAGCGAATACGGCGTTCCAAATAATCTTAGCAGTTTTGAGGTTAAGATTGACAGCACTGGATTGATAGATATGCGTTTCAGCGGAGCTTTAGTTACGTATCATCCGGTTACTATCGGAACAATTGGAGATGCATCAAGAGGTGAGTTTACGCAAAATTACTACAACTCTTCGGGTATCAATATGGCGTCTCCGTTTCAGTTGAGCACCGGTGCCGTGGATATATGTATAGTTAATCCGACATCTAGTCCTGCATGTCCAGGATATCAAATTGCTATGTGCGCTATTAATGAATTATTTACTCCATCATGTCCTGGATATCAGCAAGCATATCTCACTCAACAGTGCGGAATAAATTCATTATATGATACTGCATGTCCAGGATACGCAGCCACTTATTTACAATATCAATGTTCTTTAAGTCCACTATATTCTTCAACGTGTGAAGGTTACGCAGCTGCATATAAGACACAGCAATGCGATCTGGACGGATTATACGCAAGAGATTGTCCGAATTATGCGGAAGCCTATGCTAGAAGATATGTTCTAAATATTTCCCCAACTACGTCTTATCAAGCTGGGCCAGCGGCGGGTGGTGACCAGTCATCGTATAATAGTCAGAACTCAAATTCCGGACCAGCAACGATGGGCTATAGTGGTCCTGGTGCAACAAACGTCACAACAACCCAACCAGTAACTTCGATTAGTAATACTGGACAAGTTTCTACTGGAGTTAATTTGACGAGCAATAGCACAGTTAACGCGATTATCTCCGCGCCACCAATGACTGGTCCAATGGCAACAAATACCAACAATCCTGTTGCTTCCGCTATTGCTCCGGTTCAAACACAAATGGCTGATGGACCAATGGCAACGTCCGCGCCAGCGCAAAGACCAGCAGAATCGTCACCAGAGCAAAGATCATCTACTGCATCTAACGACGGACCAGCAACTGATAGTTCTACACCTGCTCCAAGGCAATCTTCTACATCGGCTCAAGCAAGTCCTGCGCCGCAGCAGAGTAATACTCAAAGTGCTCCGGCACCAACTGCTCGCCAAGAACTTCAAGCCAAACGAGAACAGGCTGCAAAGGCACAAGCAGTTGAAGCCGGAAAGAACTTGGCAAATGAGATGGGCAAGGCAGCGTCAATGGAACAACAGATCTCCGTGCAAAATGTAGTTCTTCAAGCAATGGGTTATAGTCCAGGATTCGCTGGGTATACAAAGGGATATATCCCCGACGTTGCAGGATATAAATCGCACACAGCATATGCCAATCAAAAGAATGTGGACAACGCAAGACTAAGTCGTGGTTTATTTGGTGCCACTGATAGATTACATAATGATATGATCGAATCACAATATCAATTAGAAAAATAAAGGAATTATAAATGGCAGAAGAAATCAAAGACGTCAATGCAAAGATTGACGATCTAGAGGCAGCGGCAAAGAAATACGCAAGTAAAGATACAGTCATTAGCATTGGCGGATATGCATTCACTCCGGCAAAATTGATGGTAGCCTTTACTCTTATATCTTCTATCCTTGGTGGTCTTTATGGCACATTTGAGGTATACAAAGATTATCAGGGCATGAAGAAAAAGATCGCTGAATATGTTTCACCTGATTTAGCTGAACTATATAAGAAAATAGAAGTGCTGGATGCTAATACTAGCAAGATGACTGAATACACCAATAACATTAAGAACGATCTGAAGTCGGACGTTCGTAGATTAGAAACTGTAGTCGAGAGTGTTGAAAGAACTACCAAAACAGATCAACGTATGACCGATACTACTGTGAAAGAAATTAAACGAGACGCAGATAATACTTTGAAAGAAATTAAGCGTGATGTTGATACTACGCTGAAAGAAGTTAATCGTGAAATCGTGAAGAATCAAAAAGAAACAGCCGCTGATATTCGCACAGTAAGAAGTGAAGTTGACGCCAAGATTAAAAAAGCATTGGATAATCCTCTAAGCAATTAATCAAACTAAATAGAATATAACTAGAAAGAAATAACATGGAAGAAAAGAAACAAGAAGATTGGATGCAAAAAAAATGGAGACCTGCTATGGGCTGGACTTATATGGTTATTTGTTTATTGGATATGGCAGTGTTTCCAGTTATTTGGAGCTTGGCTCAAGTCTTAACTAAGCAACCTCTTTCGCAATGGATGCCGCTTACATTACAGGGTGCTGGATTATTTCACATTGCAATGGGTGCAGTATTAGGTATTGCAGCGTTTGGTAGAACTCAAGAAAAAGTAGCTGGTGCCGCAAATAATATTGAACCTGCAAAACCTACAGCGGCACCAATTGGATTTGTATCAACAACTGCTACAAAGAAACCGGTTCCCGCTGAGGATCAATCACTTTAAGGATCTAATATGAAGTCACTAATTTTGATTGGAACGCTACTATTCTTTGGATTGAATAGTAGTGTGTATGCTGCTGAAAGTAAGAAAGTTTGTAAAAATGTAACTGCAAAAGGTAAGACGACTGAAAAATGTAGAACGGTGAAAATTCACAAAAAACTTGATGGCAAAAAGATTCCGGAAAAGGCGAAGAAAAAATAATGGATAATATATTGATTATACGATTAATTAGTGGTGAAGAAGTTATTGCGAATATGTCACTGTTAGAATCAAGCGTCACCTTAAAAGCACCCGCATCTATAATTATTCAATCTGGACGAGATGGGCGACCATCTATGGGATTGGCTGACTATTTGATGTTTGCAGATAATAAAGAAATTAGAATTTCAACAGAACATATTCTATTTTCATACGAGCCGAATGCAGATATCAGAAATGCGTATAATTCGGCATTTGGTTCTGGAATAGTTGTAGCAAAAACTACAGGAAATATTATTCCTTTTTCAAAATAAGCCTTTACATTTAGTTGTATATGAAGTATAATACTATATTGACTTATTGGAAATACTTTGAGCAAATTCTATACATCAGCTATTCTATGGGGAGATAATGTTCTTGTTCGTGGGTATGATGACGACGGAGCATTCTCCAAAAAGATACACTACAAACCGAAACTATTCGCTCTAGCTAAAACTAAATCAGCTGCGACTTGGTCGAGCATTGAAGGACTACCTCTAGAACCAATAGAGTTTGATTCAGTCACTGAAGCTAAAAACTTCATCGAAAATTATAAAAATGTTACAGGGTTTCCTATCTATGGATTTTCTAGATATGAATATGCGTGGCTGAATGAAGAATATCGAAATGAAGTTGTATACGATGTTGATAGAATTCGTGTCGCTAATATCGATATCGAAGTATACTCTGGAAACGGATTTCCGAATGTAAGTTCTGCGAGTGAAGAAATTACTGCAATCACACTTAAGAAAGACAAAATTTTCTATGTGTTTGGCTGTAATAATTATGAGCCTGAACGTGACGATGTAAAATATATTCATTGTAAGAATGAAAGGCATCTATTGAAGGCGTTCTTAGATGAATGGGAACGCTACGGCGCTCCCGATATTCTGACTGGATGGAATATATCTTTCTTCGATATTCCATATCTAGTCAATCGTATTCGTCAAGTTCTTGATGAAAAAGAATGTAAACGTCTTTCGCCATGGAAGCATATAAATGAGAAGACGACTAAATTCATGGGAAAAGAACATACATTAATAACAATCGTTGGTGTTGCAGTTCTTGATTATCTTGAGATGTATAAGAAGTTCACATACACTCAGCAAGAATCTTATCGTCTAGATCATATAGCATTCACTGAACTTGGTGAAAAGAAATTAGATTTTCACGAACTGGGTTACGAAACTCTTCATGAATTTTATGAAAACGATTTCGTTAATTACATCAATTATAATATTCGAGATGTTGAGCTTGTAGATAAACTAGACGATAAGATGAAACTTATTGAGATGGTTTTAACTCTAGCATATGACGCCAAAGTCAATATGGCTGATACTTTCACGCAAGTTAAGATGTGGGATGTTATCATTCATAATCATCTATATAAAAAGAATATTGCTATTCCGCTTTCTGGAGGAGGTCATAAGTCCGAACAATTTATTGGTGCTTATGTTAAGGATCCACAAGTCGGATCGAGCGATTGGGTAATATCATTCGACTTGAATTCATTGTATCCACACTTGATCATGCAGTATAATATTTCTCCAGAAACTATGCTGAAGGGTAAGAAGGCAGATATATCTATTGATCACTTCTTGAGTGATAAACCACTTCCTCTTATCGATGGATATTGTCTTGCACCAAATGGAAGCTATTTTAAAAATGATAAGCAAGGATTCCTTCCTGAAATTATGGAAAGGCTCTATGCAGATAGAACGATCTATAAAGAGAAGATGATTGTTTCTCAAAAGAAATATGAAGTAGCAAAAACTCCAGAAGAGAAGAAAAAGTATTCTAAAGAAATATCACGTTTCAAGAATATGCAGTTGGCTAGAAAAGTGCAATTGAATTCTGCTTACGGCGCGATTGGTAATCAGTATTTTAGATTCTTTGACATAGATCACGCAACTGCAATTACCATGGGCGGACAGTTAGCTATTCGTTGGGCAGAAAATCATTTGAACATCTATATAAATAGATTGTTAAAAACAAATGAAATCGATTATGTTATTGCATCCGATACGGACAGTCTATACATTACTTTTGGTAGGCTTGTGCAGAGTGTTTTTAAAGATAGAGACAACATTTCAAAAGAAAGAATTGTCGAATTCTTGGATAGGATTGCACGCGAGAAATTTGAACCTGTTATTGATGATATTTACCAGAGACTTGCTGAAAGATGCAGTGCTTTCCAACAGAAAATGAACATGAAGCGAGAGGTTATCGCTGATAGAGGAATATGGACAGCTAAAAAAAGATATATTCTAAACGTGTATGATAGTGAGGGTGTTCGTTATGCAAAACCTAAACTGAAGATGATGGGCGTCGAAACAGTTAAATCATCCACTCCGTCTAGTTGTAGAGCAGCATTGACAGAGTCTTTGAATATTATCATGAATAATAGCGAAGAACGAATGCAAGAATATATCAAAGAGTTTAAGAAGAAATTTAAAACTCTACCGTTTGAGGATATATCGTTTCCAAGAAGTGTTCAGAATGTTCAATTCTATTCTAAGGAAACGAAAGCTATACCGATTGCAGTCCGAGGTGCGATTACATTCAATAAGGCTCTCAAAGATTTTAAACTAACAAAAAAATATGAGTCGATTAAAGATGGCGAGAAGATAAAATACTGCTATATGAAGATGCCAAATCCATTGCATGAAAATATTTTATCTATTGTATCCATTCTTCCTAAAGAATTTAAAATCAATGCATATGTGGATTACGATTTGCAATTCGAAAAGGCGTTTCTTGATCCATTGCGATCAATATTAAATGTGATTCACTGGAAAGAAGAACCGATTGCATCTCTAGAAAACTTTTTTTAAGGATTAATATGACCACCCACGCAGTAGTTCCCGCAGAGTATCTTTCATTGGATTATGGATTTTCGGCTGTTGATGAAAGTGCTATAAAGCCAATTGAGTCCATATCGACGACAGAACAAGCTATTCCTTCTCAGGATATTCAACGTCTTGAAGAAAAAATAGACGCGCTTACTTCACTAGTATTTCAATTGGAACAACGTGGAGACGAAAATATAACTGAAGCGCAGTTGAAAGATAAGATACACAAACTAGAACAGATTATCGTTCCGCTTCTAAATAATCTTTTAAAGACTGCAGATAAGGAATATATCTTATGGCCGAATCGTGGTCCAATAGTTCAAAAACAATTGGATGCAGTATTAGCTATTACAAGAGGCTAAATGATTGATAAGTTACTATGTAATGAGATACAGAAAAATTCTAAATCAGGATCTGTAGCTGTTTTAATGTCTGGTGGTGTTGATAGTATTTCTTGCGCTTTCTCTGCACATAGATTAGGTAAGAAAGTTCATGTGTATACGTTTCATTTAGAAAACGATCCTTCATATGATGCAATAAAGGCTATTGAAGTTGCAAAGATCATGAATTGGGATTATACTTTAACTGAAGTTCCTACTAAAAATCTCGAGAGTGATTTTATACATCTAGCTACAGATATCAAATGCAAAAAGAAGACTCATTTTGAATGCACATTTCCATTTCTATATGTATATCCGAAGATAAAAGAATCTGAGGTAATTTCTGGAATTGCAGCTGATGGTCATTATGGAGTTTCTAAGAAAGCGTGTATTCATTACAAATCACCAAAATGTAAATTCGATGAATTCCGTATAGATTATTTTTCACAAAAAAATCCTGCAGGATTGATTCAACAAAAAATTCTAGCTAAACAATATGGTAAGAAATTCATTGCTCCTTATTTAGAATCAAATGTAATTGATTTCTTTCGACGGTATGATTGGTATGAATTGAATAAACCATTTCAAAAACATCATGTAGTGAATTCTTTTCCTGAATTTAAAGAAATAGGTAAGTTTAAGAAACATATTAATCTTCAATTAGGTTCAAACATAGATAAATTATTTGAAACTCTTTTAGAAAACGATAGAATCAATTTCAAGAAACGAATTCGAGTTATGGATATATGTCGCGATTGGAGTAAATTAGGTAAAAGTTTATATGAAGATCAAAATCAATAAAGACAGATCATTAGCAATTTTTACGGGGATTACACTTTCATTTGTATCCGCGTGGTATGCCATAACTGGATTAGCTGCTATATTTTCTGCATCGTTTTGGCCAATCATTATAATGGGAACTACTCTAGAGATAGGTAAAATTATTACAGCTTCTTATCTATACAGAAACTGGAGTATATTACCCTTTCTGATGAAAACTTATTTTTCTATTGCAGTTATTATATTGATGTTTATCACGAGTATGGGTGTTTTCGGATTTCTTTCTAAAGCACATATAGATCAGAATCAATCTTCAGGTGACGTTCAATCTAAGATAGAAATGATAGACTCTAAGATAGAAAGAGAAAAGAGTCGGATAGATACTAGTGCGCTCGCCCTCAAACAATTAGATTCTGCAGTCAATAAAATCATTTCAGATAAAGATGCAGAGCAAGGATTACGTTATAGAAAGAGTCAAGAAAAAGAACGGTTATCAATAAACAAAGAAATTAAAGATGCACAAAAAACTATTGATGAACTTCAAACAGAAAAGATGCCACTAGCAAAAGAGATGCGTGCTGCCGAAAAAGAAGTCGGACCTATTCGTTATGTAGCCGAATTAATCTACGGAGAATCTAACAAAGAAATATTAGAGAAAGCAGTGCGATTTATGATCATCGCTTTGGTTTTAGTATTAGACCCATTGGCTTTATTACTCATAGTTTCCGCCAATATTAATTATTCGCAGAAATCCAAACCGACAGATATTTCTAATAAATATTCTATGGAAGCTCGGAAGTGGTTTAAGAGTAACGCAAATGCAGTAGCAACAGATGGTAAGAATTGGATGGAAATGCCAGACGTAACTGTAACAAAAACAAAAAAATAAGCCTTTACATATCTCGAAATATAGTTTATAATATACTTTATACAAGGAGTTTCATATGTCGAAATACGATTTTATCAAAAACATGATTAAGGATCTTGGCGATGTTGATACACATTTGGCGGACGATGGTTTACATTCCTCAGAATATTCTGGAGCTATCGATACTGGCTCTTATATTCTTAATGCTGCACTAACTGGAAGCATCTACGGCGGAGTTCCAAATAATAAGATCACCGCATTCGCAGGTGAAAGTGCTACAGGAAAAACATTTTTCGTTCTAGGAATTGCTAAAAGGTTTCTGGACGATAATAAAGATGCAGCAATTTTCTACTATGACACAGAAGCTGCTGTTACTAAACAGATGATGCTTGATCGCGGGATTGATACGAAACGAGTTATCATTGTTGAAACAGATACCATTCAGAATTTTAGAACTCATGCGATTAAAGTCCTAGATAATTATGCTAAGATCTCGAAGGATGATCGTCCTCCAATGCTTATGATTCTAGATTCCTTTGGTATGTTGTCGAGCACGAAAGAAATTTCTGATTCTACTGAAGGTTCAGAAACCAAAGATATGACCAAAGCTGCTTTAGCTAAAGCAACCTTTCGAGTGCTTTCATTGAAGCTGGCAAAAATTAATGTTCCTCTGATCATCACCAATCACGTCTATGCAGCTATCGGTTCTTTCTTTCCTACAAATGAAATTTCTGGCGGATCCGGATTGAAATACGCAGCATCACAGATTGTAATGCTGTCAAAGAAAAAAGATAAAGAGGGAACTGAAGTCGTAGGCAATATCATTCACTGCAAGATGCACAAGAGTCGAATGACAAAAGAAAATAAGATGGTTGATGTTAAACTATCTTATTCTAAAGGTCTAGATCGCTATTATGGATTGTTGGATCTTGCTGAAAAATACGGTATCATTAAGAAGGTCAGCACTCGTTACGAACTTCCAGATGGAACTAAAGTTTTTGGTAAAACAATTAATGACGAACCAGAAAAATACTTTACAAAAGATCTCCTTGATCAATTAGAAGTTGCAGCTGCTCGTGAATTTAAATATGGACAAGAAACTAAGTCCGACGATGGATCAATTGAAACTACACAGAAGAAAGTAAATGAGAATCGAATCGACGATACTGAATCATCTGTTGCATGATGATAGCTATGCACGAAAAGTTATTCCCTTCCTTAAAGAAAAGTATTTTGTAGATTCAAGCGAAAGGCTCGTTTTCAAACAGATCGAGTCTTTCGTTTCAAAATATAATTCACTGCCAACAAAAGAAGCACTTTCAATTGAGTTAAATAATTTAATCGGAGTTGGTGAGTCTGAACATAAGCAATCTTCAGAACTTATCGACAGCTTAACTCCTCCAGAAAAGGTTGACGAAACTTGGTTGCTGAATACAACTGAGCAGTTCTGTCAGGAGAAAGCTGTATACAATGCCATTATGGATAGTATTCATATTCTGGATGGAAAGGAAAAGCATCAGGATAAAGGTAATATCCCACAGATATTGACTGATGCTCTTGCCATCTCTTTCGATAATCATATTGGTCATGATTTTCTAGAGGACTTTGCAGAGCGATATGATTTTTATCATCGCGTTGAAGAGAAAGTTCTTTTCGATTTAGATATGATGAATAAGATAACTCGCGGCGGATTTTCTAAGAAGTCATTGAACATTGTCATGGCTGGAACTGGCGTTGGTAAAACTCTAGCGATGTGTCATTTCGCAGCAGCAAATATGATGCTCGGAAAGAATGTTCTTTATATCACCATGGAAATGGCTGAAGAAAAGATTGCGGAACGTATTGATGCGAACCTTTTGAATGTTGCATGTGAAGATCTAGCTAATCTTTCCAAAGATCTGTATGAAACAAAAGTTTCTAAGGTCCGCGCAAAAACTGTTGGAAAACTCATCATCAAGGAATATCCAACAGCAACTGCTCACGTTGGTCATTTCCGCCATCTACTCAATGAGCTAAATCTGAAGCGAACATTCAAACCAGATATTATCTATCTAGATTATCTGAATATCGCTATGTCTTCGCGAGTTAAACCTGGAGCAAATATAAATAGCTACACTTATATTAAATCTATCGCGGAAGAATTGAGAGGATTGGCAGTTGAATTTAATGTTCCTATCGTCAGCGCAACACAAACAACTCGATCTGGTTTCAGTAACTCAGATCCGGATTTAACTGATACCTCAGAATCCTTTGGTCTCCCAGCCACAGCAGATTTCATGATAGCACTTATATCATCGGATGAACTGCAAAATTTAAATCAAATAATGATTAAGCAATTAAAAAATCGATACAATGATCTTACACTTCATTCTAAGTTCGTTGTCGGTATTGATAGATCTAAGTTTCGATTATATGATGTAGAGCAATCAGCACAGGAAGATCTTATCGTCGATAAGCCAGCGTTCGATAAGAGTAAGTTTGGGTCGCGTGCGAATGAAGAAGATTCCATGCGTTGGGCTACTAAAAAAATGGGTCGTAAAGACTTTAGCGGATTTAAATAGGGTGTAATATGGGAAAAACTTGGAGAAAAGAACGCTACGAATCAGACGAAAATTCCAATCGTAGTTTTGCTAAAAGCCAAAAAAGGCATTGGGTTGAGCAAGAAATTATTGAGGAATTTGGATATGAGGCATCAGAAGGCGAAGACGAAGACGAAGAAGTGAAGAATAATAAATAGTGATATATCTTCATGGAGAACTAGATGAGGAATTCGATATTATCAGTGCGAAATGCTCCGAAAGGAACTCTAAAGCAATTTAGATCAGCTACGCGATCGATATCTGCTCATCTTCTTGGTAGTAGACTTTCCGAATTAATATCTATACATCTAATATTCTGTAAGGATCTCTGTAAGAAAGAGTTCGTTTATGGAGATTGTGGCTGGGAAGACGATAGCTGTCCGCCAAGAATGTTTACGATACGCATAGATTCTGGTATGACGAGGTTCCAACAATTTATTACATTAAGCCACGAATTGGTTCATATGAAACAATTCGCTAAAGGTGAGCTTTATGATTACACTTATCGTCCAGAAATTACTAGATGGAAACGAAGAAAAATTAATGTAGAGAAAACAGATTATCAAGATTTGCCTTGGGAAAAAGAAGCATACAAACTGCAAAGAAATTTAATTATTTCGTGGGCTAAAGAAACAGGGAATATGAAATTCATACACAAGAAAAAATAGCCCTTTTGGTATTATAAATAAGTGTATGTTAAAATTCACAGAATTCATCGCAGAAGATATGAGAGCAAGTTCGCTTTCTATTTTCGATATAGATGACACTCTCTTTCGCACAACAACAAAAGTGTTCGTTGTAAAAGGTGATAGACGTGTTAAAACATTAACACCAGCAGAATTTAATGTCTACAAATTAAAATCTGGAGAAGAATTCGACTTCTCCGAGTTTCGTTCGGCTGAAGTATTTAACGCCACTGCGCGTCCTGTCGATACTGTATTTAAAACAGCAAAGAAGATGCTGAGTAAATTCAGAGACAGTCCTCAGAAAAAAATCATTATCATCACAGCTAGAGCTGATCTAGATGATAAAAAACTATTCCTAGCTACATTTAAGAAATATGGATTCGATATCAATCGTGTTCATGTTGAACGTGCAGGCAATAGAAGTATACCGGGTCCGGCTGCAAAAGCACAGATCACTTCTGAGTATCTACAAAAAGGAAATTACACTGTTGCAAGAATGTTTGATGACGCTGTAAAAAATCTTCAATCATTCCTTGCGCTCAAAAGAGAATTTCCTAAAGTTAATTTCGAAGCATTCTTGATACATGAGAATGGTTCAATTACTAGATACGGAGGATAGGATAATGGCAAAACTCAACGAAGGAGATGTGATTGAAGGCATCTTTACAATTGCGTTAAGTCTATATCTTGCTTATGGAAAAGTTGATAAAATTAAATTAAATAAAATCCGTACTGAAATAGACACAAAGATGTTTAATACGGGTCGTTTCAAATACACAGTTGTAAAAGAATATGTTCGTCAAAGAGGAAAAAATCCTCCAGATATTTTCAATGTCAATTTCGAAATGAGATTAAAATTTGAATCAACCGTTGGTGCATTCGATAAAGAATATAATCTTTTATATAAATCATCTAAAGAAATTGGTAACTTGGATAAAAAGATAGATCAATTAATTAACTCTTTTAAAACAGCAAATTTTGCAAAAAAAGCAGACGCGGCAGTAGATCATTTTTTAAATAATAATAAAGGTGAAGTTGTCACATTTACCGTTATCGCGGATGGAATTGCAGGAGAATCAAGCGGCGGGGGTGTGAAGGGTGACGTTACACTAGAAGTTTATGCCACAGGTAAAAATTCTAATAAAAAAATAATATCTGGATCTTTACCATTTTCACTTAAATCTGAAAGCGTTACTGTTGCAAATTTATCTCCCTATAATGGCATGTTAGATTTTGCAGAGGCTATGCAAATTAATTGGAATGCTAAAGATGATTATATTAGACTAAAAACACCATTTAATGGTCCAATTGAGCAAGCAGCTAAATTTAAATTAATAGCCTCAATGTATAATGAATTAAAAACAGAAATAATTAAAAAAATCAAATGATTCGAATTTCACAAAAACAGCATTTTCTTTTTTAAAGAAAAGTATTTTTGGTTCTGATCTTGCAAATGTTATTGACATTCAATCAGGAACAGTAAAAGAAATTACAGTAGAATATGTGAATGTTCTTGAAAAAACGATAGAATTGAGTGTTGAAGCAAAAGGAAATAATTTAGTATTTTCGGATAAGAAAAATAATATTTCTATTTTTCAAATAAGAACAAAACTAAGACCGCCTCCAGCTAATGAAGCAAAATTCTATTTAGAAGTTGGAAAGGGTATTTATTCAAAATAGAAAAACACTAAATAGATCATGATTAACCGCAGTTAGGCTTAGGTAAACCTGCGAAAAAGGATATAATATGCTAAGATTTACTAGTTTCCTCGCTGAAGCAGCACAACAGCGGGGAATATTACATATAGAGCACCCATCCGATGGAACATTCGACGGTCCAGACGCTGCTCGTAACGCTCTCAATACTATCAAGGGCGTTGCTTCTGGCAAAACTCCAATCACCCGTAAGATCGACGATAAGATGTCTTATCAAGCGATTCGAGACAAAAATGGTCGCGTTGGAGTTAAATACAAAGGCGCAGGATCACATTACAATTTCTCTCATGGAGATATCGATAAGCAACACGGCCATAAGCCATATCTTGCTCATCCGCTTCATGCTCTTCTAAGCCACGTTGGAAAAGTTCTTCCAAAAGGTCATGGTGAATATCAGGGTGGCTTTATGAGCACTCCAGAAACGAGAGCAACGTCTGGTGGAAAAATTTCTCATACACCAAACACTCTGAAATACGAAACTGATGCTAAATCTGAAGAAGGTAAAAAACTTAAGAAGTCTAAAGTAAGCACAGTCATTCACACAAAAATAGATGCAGAAGGTCGTGCTCACCCAATTACCGAGTCGATTGATATTACAGAAGCCAAAGGTTTTGGTAGTCATCCAGATGTTCATCAGGTAGATCACATCGTTGGAAAAGATGAGCGCAAGTTATCACCAGAACATCAAAAAGCTGTAGACCATCACGTCAAAGAAGCTGAGAAGTTAATGAAGGATCACACATATGGTCATCTGGCTGGTCATGAAGGTCATCTAAGAACATACATAAATTCAACTGTTCGTTCGGGAGATACTCCTAGCGTCTCAGGATACAAAGCTCATTTGGCTGCTCATCACGATAAGCAGATCGCTGCAGTTAAGATGGAAAAAACAAAGGCTGCTAAAACAGGCGAGAAAAATAATTCTCTAGCGCATGTAGATAAAAATAAAAGCGCGTTTCAACGTTCCTTTGATATTCATCATCACGTTCAACAAGCTACTAATCATTTAGCTAGAGGATTAGACGCAGCATCTAAACATCCATTCGAAACTTCTATTGAAGGAAACAAAAGCGGTGGTGAAGGCTATGTAGCGAATGGACTTAAGGTTGTTGATCGTGCAGGATTCTCAGCAGCCAATTTAAAAGCGTCTGATAAGTTTAAAAAAGGTTAAAAATGAAAACATTTAAATCTTTTTTAAATGAACAAGATCTTTACGAAGAATCATTGTTCGAAGAGTTTCTTTCAGAAGCAGCCGATGATGCTTCTAAAGAACATGGTGTTTCAAATAACACTAAAGGTGTTCTTCATGAAATTCTAACTGGCAAACATCTTAATGGTGAAAAGCATATGGAGAAACATGTCAATGAACATGGCGAAACTCCAACACAAACCCATGATCGTTTGAAGAAAGCAATTCATCCAAACGACTATAAGCGTATTGATGCCAATGCTAAGTCTGCTGCTGCTCATATTAAGAAGCATATCGAGTCTACTCATCCAGGTCATGCAATTAATGCTGTCACTCATACTTCTAAACCTGGAGATACAGAAAAGGTAACTGGTCATAAAGCATCTCAGAAAGAAGATTCTTCTGATATTTATGTTTCCACTAAGCATCCTAAGACTGGAAAAGTAACTCACCATGGTATAAGTTTAAAAGTTAGCGATAACTCTAACAAAAATATTCCTACATCAAGTCTTGGTATTGAATCTGGTGGTTTAAAAGCCAAAAAACATTTCGCTGCTCACAAATCTGCGATTCTTAAAGCACATCCTACATTGATTGGTAAAAATAAAGCAGATCGTAAAGAAGCTGCAAAAGCACACCCTAAGCTGCATGCTGATGTTAAAGAACGCAATAAAACACTATTGAATAAAGTTGCTCATAGCCACGCTGCTGAATTACAGCATCACTTAGATACTGGCAATCATGAGAACGTAGTTAAGCATATCCGTGAAGTCATACATGCTCATAAAACTCCTGCTCAAGAAAAGGGAAATAGTTTTATTAAGCATACAACTTATCAAACTGCCAAAGGCGTTCAGCACCACATTAGCAGCCCAAGTGAAGACCATGAGCATATCCTAAAAGATCATAAAAATCTTTCAGTTAAGTCGAGTGGTGGTTCTGTTCACTTCTATCACAAAGGTAAGAAATTTGCGTCGCAATCGCATAAATTTGATTCGCAAAGCGATCCACTAAGTTCACTGAAGAGCGCAGGTAGAGTAACATGAAAACACTTTTTCAATTATCAGAAGCGACTAAAGCAGATCAACATCATGTGACTGCATTCACACGTATGAATCCTCCAACAACAGGTCATATGCAGTTGATTGATAAAGTTCATGCAGTCGCAAAAGATCATGGCGCTGATCATTCAGTTGTTGTGTCACATTCTCAAGATCCTAAAAAAAATCCATTATCTTCTGATCAGAAAAAGAAACATCTTAAAAGATTTTCTTCAGAAACTAATGTCATTGCTTCGTCAAAAGAACATCCAACAATTCTTCATCATCTTTCATCATTACACAAAGCTGGAGTTACACACGCTCATATCGTTGCTGGATCTGATCGTCACGATGAGATGAGTAAATTGACGAATGCTTATAATGGTAAAAAAGCAGGTCACGGATATTACAAATTTAAAAAGATAACAATTCATTCTGCTGGGGAAAGAGATCCAGACGCCGAAGGCACATCCGGCGTTAGCGCAACCAAGCAACGTGAACATGCAGCTTCTGGAAATTTCAAAGAATTCCGTAAAGGTGTTCCTGCGCATGTGTCTGATGAGCATACCAAAGACTTAATGAATGATGTTAAAAATGGACAAAAGACTAAGAAAAATGAGGAGTCGGAAATGGAATCATTAGACAATCTATTCGAAGAATTCATGATTGAGGATAGCCAATCATTTTCCGATGAAGAAATGTGGAATGTTGTAAATGGAATGCATTCTCATGAATTAGATCCGAACGAAAATGATGTAGAATTCGTTGATATTCTAATGGGTGAATCGTATGAAGAAGACATCGACGAGAGTCGTGTTCTTTCTATTGCGCAACGTCAACGTGCCAAAATGAAATTTAAATCGCGTCAGCCACGTCTAAAAAGAATGCGCGAAATCAAAAGAAAAAGAATGGCCACGCCGCAAAGATTGCAGTATCGCGCTAGAACATCTGCGCTTATGATGTTGCGTAAACGAATTGCCGGTGCTAAGGGTCTCGCTTATCACACACTATCTCCATCACAAAGATATACAATTGACAAAGCTGTTCAACAAAGATTTGGAAAGAATCTAGATAAACTCGTCGGAACGATATCTAAAAGAACGCTTCCCATGATTCGTAAAAAAGAAATGGCTCGTCTTGCTAAAGCGCGCGGTCAAAAAACTTCTTCGATAATTGGTCCACAAACGATGACTCAGTCCTATGATGTGAGTGAAGCGCCGGATTATATTTCAACCAACAACGATCATCTCCTGACACCAAAAGTTAATATGCTTCTGCGTCTTGGTTTGGTTGATCAAGATGAAATTGAAAGATATCGTCGCGCTCTTAAGATTGGTGAAAAAGCATTATCATCTCCAGAATTACGAAGCAAGATTCTTTCTATGCTTGATAAAACATTGAAGCTGGCTACAGACGATCCGCAAACATTCGCTAGAATTCGCGCTATGGTTGTGCTCAGAAAAAATTCGCAGAATGAACAAAATTCTCTTGAAGTGAATCCGCTCGAAATAGATCCTCTTCAAATTGATAAAACAGATCCGACTCCAGATAAAGGTCATTCGCAGCATTTGACTTTGCGCAAGAAGATGATTCGGCAACATGAAGCGGTGAATCCTGCAGTAGTTGCACAGAAAGCACAAAAGGCACAGAAAGCAAGTGCACTTCGTCAGCAGAAAATTCAACGATCTTTAAAACAGAAAGCGTTTACAGAAAAACAACGCCGAGAAAAAGAGCAATTTAATGCAAGCACTGGCAAACCACAGAAAAAATTCTCATCAATGAAAACTAAAACATCTGGAGTTTCTTCTCTAGGTGGAATCGCAGCTGCAGCTGCATTTGGAGGAGACAAAGAAATGACAGCAGCTGTTGGTAATGCCGTGCATAAGGGTTATGGTTGGTTAAAGAAAAAATTAACTTCAGAGTATGATCCATTAGCAGAAGATAAGATTGTAGAGAGTCTATACAAAAAATCAATGAAGTATAATATTTCTATAGATACTGTCGTTGAAGTTTATGAAGCTGCTCTTAAACATTCTGGTAACGAAAACATTGCTTTCGATGCAGTTAATTCGTTCTTAGCGAATCAACAGGAAGCTGTCAACGAGAAGGATTCAGTAGTAATGGATATCCCTCTGTTGATTCGTGTTCTGGAATTAGCTCGCGAAGATTTAAAGAGTGATATGGATTTGCATAAAGTTGTAGAAAAATTAATCAATATTCGCAACAAAGGTATATTGACTATGGACGACTATGATTATATTGCACACATCAAAGAGCAAGTCGAACAGATTGACGAAAAACATTTAGTTAATGTAACTATATCTGATCCAAATCACACTATGGTTTCTAAGCGTAAAGAAACAATGCAAAGACGTGCTTCAGTAACAGCAAAAGATCGTGAACATGCTATAGATACTGCAATTAATCATTATAAGAAACAAGGTTATAAAGTTCATGACCATCAATATGTTGAAAAAGATTTTGAAAATACTTCGCCTGCACCTAAAGTGAGTAAAACATCTCTGCTCCAAGATGTAAAAGAAGATGTGGATGCAGATTCCATATTCGAAATCGAAATGTATGTTCCAGAAATACACGAGGCAAGAGGCGATCATCTTCTAACGATTCAAGGTGGTCGTGGCAAGGGAAGAAAGTTCATGCATAAAGACACATCTGTAGATGACCACCTTTCTGCTATGGAGTTTCACCTTAAAGGATATCATGCCGCTAAGAAAGATAAATTAGACGCGACAAAAAATCATCACGCTAAGATGTATCATAAGCATAAAGATCAGATCGAAGCTCTGGGTGAAAAGGGTAATCATCTTAAAGAATCCAATGCGCATAAAATCTTGGCTCAAAAAATTCAACAAATGGCTAATCGTAAAAAGATGACAGATGATGCTTTAGCAAGACATAACGCTGAGCAGGAAAAAGCTGAGAAAGAAAAGAAGCAAGGTGTGGCGGAAGCATCAGATAGGATGCAAAGATATGGTCAACAAATACTTAAACGTGCTAGAGCTGCACGAGATGCTGAAGCAAATAAAGAAAAACCACAAACATCAACTGATACTAGTTCCACTAGCACACGTGATCTTCTCCAGCAACTAAGAAGACCCAATACTAAGAAAAAACGCGTGTCTGAAGAGGGCGGAGCTGGTGTGGCGGAAAAAATCGTAGAGGTAAAGAGATTTCGCACAACTTATGGCTTTGCGGGCGGTGCTAAAGAACCACGATCAGCTCATGCCAAAGAAGTGGCGCGTAAAAACGCAGAATATTTAAAAACTTTGGGTCACTTTGAACCAAATGATGATATGGTTGGTACTGCTAAGAAGATTAAAAAACCTGTTAAGGAAGAGGGTGGAGCTGGTGAGTTTGGTACTCCAGAACTCACAAAAAACTACGCAAAAGACACACCAGGACAATGCCAAGAAATACTAAATATGAATACTTCCGATATGGGTGATGTAATTAAAGACTTTAAGAAATCCGATGCGCCTCAGTTTAAAGGTAAGAGTATCGAAAAGAGACGTCAAATGGCTATTGCTGCAAAATTAAGTTCACAAGATAAGGAATAATAAAATGCAAACTTACAAGAATCTCTCTTCGGTTATAAGACAGGTAGTAACAGAAGCGCATACAAAAGATCATCCTCCATTTGAACCGGATGAAAAATCATCTTTTAAGAAGCCAGATAACAAAAATAGAACTGGAATGGATGCTGCTAGAGCACTGGCTCGTAAGGCAATGCAGCAGAAGATGAAAGAGTCGTTCGACTTGGATATCACAGATGAAGAAGCTGATGATCTTCTAGAACATATCCAAGAAATTTCAAAAGGAGAATAACATGAAACCAACAACAAATTACGGATTATCCGATTCACTTATCGATGCAGTAAGAAAATCGGTCGAAGAAGCTCTTGTTGGTGGCCAGAAGAAATTGGACGTCGATAAAGATGGTAAGCTAGAAAAGTCGGACTTTGCTTCTCTGCGCGCTAAGAAAGATGCTGTCAATACAAAGCCTAAGTTGAAGGAAGAAGACGAACAGATAGATGAAGCTCCCTTGCGCACAGTTAATGCTTTAGTCGGATATCCAAAGCTGAATAAAAAGGTCGCTGCAAAAGGAACACCAGGTTCTGAAGATGAAAGAAACAAAGCAGCTGCTGGATTAAGGAGAGATCGCAGTGGTCTTGGTCGTCGTGCATACACTGGAGACCAGCACTATGATGTTCGTAGGGAAGAAGAACAGATGGACGAAGCAATATATGATAATAAAGATCACGCTCAATCTATCACTGATAAACTTAAAAAGAAAAATAATGACGGTAACTACTTTATAAAAGCTGATCATGGCAAACATCGTATTGTCCACGCTTATTATTCTAACTCAAAAGTTAAGAAAGATATTGCTAGATTAAACGAAGCTGAATTGGACGAAGTCGAACAGATGGATGAAAGTCTCGATTCTATTGCTAAAAAACATGGCATGAAATACACGACTACAGCCTATGGTGCAGGAATGAAACATCCAACTAAAGGCGAAATTTCTATTAATCGTTATGGCGAATGGCATCATAAAGGAACTAATAAAACAGGTGATAGTGAAAACGATTTTTCTAGTTTAGATAAACACCTTTCGACAGTTAAAGAAGAAGAACAGATGGACGAGGTTAAACTTGCAGATCTTCCCCGTCGTAAAGTTGTGGGTAAATCCTATGGTGCAGACTATGTCGATCCAGAAGGCGCTGATGAAACTGCAGCAGATATGAAAAAAGCAGAACCAAAGCGTAAAAGTGGTCCACAAGGAACCATGAAGAGACGATTTAATACTAAATCTTACGCTAAACTTAAATCACAATACAAATAAAGTTTATAAATAGACAATACTATATTATGCAGAGTAGTCAATTTCGACGAAAATGTGAATTCTAGGAGAAAAAGAAATGGCACAATTTGGATTTAGTAGAGAAAACAGTCAGGTAAAAAGTGGCGCAAACACTGAGGCTTCACTGAAAGCTGGTCAGCAACCATTTGCCGGCATGACTGACGGAAATGAACCATGGAAGCGGAATGTTGTTGCTACAACTGCAGGATGGGTTCGTAGAACAAACAAAACACCAACTACCGGAGCAGTTCGTCAGCATGATGAAATTCTTATTGCCGGAAGTCCAGGCCGCGAATATGGCGGTGGTTCAGTTGCATTTACATATGTAGCTAATACGAATCTGGGTCCTGCAGATATCTCAGAAATATTTGTTAAGCTAAATGCGAATAATGTTATTTCCGCAAACGTAGCTGCTAACCTTTATGTTGTTTTCAATCAACCCGTTCATTTCAAGGCTTCAGGCAATTCATTCCATCTTCAATTGAGCAATACTGCTGGTGGAAATCACGGCCGAGCAGTTTTCGCAACTGGTCGTCGTGCAAACGGAGCAAATAACATTCTTGTATTCGTTATGCCTAAACTTCAAGGTCGCACTGGTTCATTGAAAGCGACTTATCATATCAATGCAGCTGCTAAATTCTTCGGTCCAACGACTGGTGTTGCAGTAGTAGGAATGCCGCTTTACAATCCTGAAATCGGAATTACAGCTGCAGCAAATACTACAATCACTGGTGCAGTTGCGAATGGATTGAATAATGGTTTTGGAACTCGTATTACTAACTTTACAGTGTCACCAAGAGGCGTTTAATTATGGCTGATAAAAAGATATCTCAACTGACTGCGCTTTCGACAACTTCGTCGGAAGATCTATTATTGATTGTTGACGATCCAAATGGGACTCCAGCTTCGAAGAATATTACTGTAAAGAATTTCTTCGGTGCTGTTTCTTCCAACACAGTATTTTCTGGTGCGAAGAACATTATTCGAAGTGCGAATACAGTTTTTCCTGCTGGAAATACGACGTTCACGAAAACAGTTTCTATGAACGTCGCAGTTTATTTTGGATTGACTTCACAACGCTCTGCTGCACCTACTGTCGCAAGTGCAACAACAATTGCCCCAACGACTCAAATTGCATATGTTTCCGGCACAACTGCAATTGTTACTATTACTGCGCCAACTCCAATTTCTATAGGTGGTGGTCAGATTACATTGATTCCTACAGGAATCTTTACAACTACAACAGCTGGAAATATTGCGTTGGCATCAACAGCTGTTGTTAGCAAGGCTCTTATTATGACTTATGATGCAACTGCTGCTAAATGGTATCCGAGCTACTAACGAAGTATGCATCAATTGACAGATTCAAACTTTATATTATACGCAGCGCAAAATTATAATAATGCATCATGTATCGATGAGAAAGAATTTTACGATGATTTATCAAAGATAAAGAGTTTAAGTAAATTATTCAACCGCTACATGAAAAGTGGCGAGTTGAATGATAAATTGATTTTGAATCATCTTATAATTTTATATAATGTTTTCGATCGTCAGGCTATAACTCGAATTCTTGTCTTTAAATTATACAGCTATCTTTATTATCTAAAGCCATTTTTGATTCTACTTGGATTTTGGCCGGAGAGAATAGAAGGAATTGGCATCAATAATGAAACAATTATTAGTAGCGATATTCCTATGGATAATAATGTAGTAAATATACTCAGAAGAATATAGTGGCCTCTCCAATTATCGATATCTATCTAGTCTATGAATTTATAAAAAGACTAGTTACGCCATTCAATAAGACTAAAGCGTTTTCTCTTGGTCTTATTGACGCTGATGGTAAAAAACTTAAAAATGCAGTTACGTCTCAAGAAAAAGACGCGATGGGTTATTTTGATCGTCTTGTATTTAATCTAAAAAGAATTCTAGAAAAAGTTCCTCTTGGTAAGAGTCAGATTGCGTCCTACGCAGCTGCTCTACTTCTATTGAGAGAACGAAACGAAGCAACTCTAATCGGAGACTATCCATTACAGCTTCGTGAAAAATTATACGAGCAAATGAAAGCTCTAGAATTAAATGAAGATGTCGGAGCAGTAGCTGCGCCTGCAAACGCAACTGGAGCCGCAGTCTCTGGAACTGGAGATAATGTCGCGTCATTTAAAGGAACTAAAACTAGCAAAACTATTTCTAAAATTCTACGCAGAAAAGGTATTAAGACTGAAGAAAATAAGTGCAATAAAACACGCGCAGGAATACAGTGTCCGACACATGGTATTAAATCATGTGGTTATTAAGTTTCATTCCTACTGAAATTCTTCAATGGATGATTCATGGAATCGTTCTATTAGGTCTCTTCGCATTTATTTCTAGTTACTTTGTACCCGTATATGGAAAGATAATTTCTCCAATCGCAATATTGATTTTAGCATTTGGTGTATATTGTGAAGGTGGTTATTTTGTTGAAAAAGAATGGCGCAGTAAAGTAGAAGAAATGGAAAAGAAAGTTGCAGCGGCTGAAGAGAAATCTGCAGTAATAAATACAGTCATTAAAACTAAGATTGTTGAAAAGATAAAAGTAATCAAGGAAACAACCAAAGGGAATATAGAATATGTTGACCGTGTTGTTGCGAGGTATGATAACAAGTGCGTTCTGTCTAATGCTGCTGTCGGGGTGCATAACGCAGCCAGTCAAAATGTCTTGGCCAAAAGTTCCGGAGCAACTGATGAAGGAGCCTCCGATGTTAAAATCAGTGAGCTCGTCAGAACAGTCACAGAAAACTACGGTCTCTACTATCAAACCAGAGAGCAAGTAATCGGTTGGCAGATGTGGTACTCGGAACAGAAAAAGATTTTTGAAAGCGTAAAATGAAAAATTTCAAACAATTTTTAAATGAAGAATTTAAATTTCGGCGGACACTTGTTATGGATAAACCAGTTCATACCAAGACGATTACCTCAGATGAATTGCTAAAGCACATCGGACGTTCGAAGATAAGATCTATGGTTAAACATCCATTTCATCGGGAGTATTTTAACAATGTTTCGCATGCTGGGTATCAATATCATCGTGATTCAAATGGTCATGAGCATGTTCTAGCAGCACCAGTTGATCCACAAAAGAAAAAAGACGGAACCGAGATTAGAAGAATGGTTCAGTTTGATTTTTATAAGCGTTCTGTAAATAATGCTCATCTCTTTCATAATAAAGATAATGAACGTCACCATCCCGATGATGGTGGTAATAGAATTTGGCGTCACATAAGAAGTCATAAAGAGGATGAAGAATAATGTTAACCTTTAAACAGTTTATAAGAAAACGTCCTCCTGAAAAATATTATGGACCAGACAGACGCGTTGGTCCTCGTAGAACTAAATCTGCAATTCCTGGAAATGTTGTGAAATGGGGTGGAAGAAGAAAAGTTGATGAAACAAAGAAAGATCCCTGCTGGAATGGATATAAGATGTTGGGTATGAAAAAGAAGGGGAACAAAAAAGTTCCGAATTGTATTCCGGAAGCAGCAGTTGACGCCAAAGGATATAAGAGTTCTACAGGCGGATTAACTCAAAAGGGTCGCGATCATTATAATAGCCAATCTGGCGGAAATCTCAAAGCACCAGTCACAACTCCTCCTTCGGAATTAAAAGCTGGAAGCAAAGCTGCTAATCGTAGAAAGTCTTTCTGCGCTCGTATGGGTGGAGTAGATGGTCCGATGACAAAGCCAAATGGTGAGCCAACACGTAAAGCTCTTGCCCTTAGAAAATGGAATTGCTAGTGAAACTGTTAACAACAATCATACTTATTTTTTCTTTAAGTGGATGCGCGACTATATCTAATCTTTATGATTCATATTTTATGGCACCATATGACACTAATGAACATTTTTTAGTCAATAAGATTAAATTTTATTCTGAGTTCTCAAAGAAAAACTGTGCAAATCATGAAGCTGCTAAAAGTTCAGCTACAGAGCTCTTTTCATTATCAAGTCAGTTAAAGAGTTTTAGTGGAAATCTTCCACGAAATAAATCGACAATCCAAATGACTGATTCTTTATTCGTGCTCGTTGATGAACTATACATAAGATATGATACTGCAAAAGAAGTCAACAAAACTTATTGTGAGCTGAAACTACAATCGATTTCGGACTCTGCAAATACTATACAAAAAGTTATCGCAAAGAGGAATAGACCATGACACCAGAAGAACTAGCAATAAGAGCACAAGACTTAAAACAGATGTTTGAATCTGGAGATTTGAGTAAAGAAGAATTTAAAGAACTGATTGATAACATAATTATAGTAGAAACAATAAATAATGATGCATTACGACTTGAAGAAAATATTGCAACTCGAGAAATTATTGTAGGAATTATTGACTTCGCATCGGTGTTAGTATAATATGAAAAAATAACCCTTGTAATTTAGCTTGTAGTATTATATAATGACTGTATGATGACTCTTCAAATTGATCAAAGATATATCGGGCTAATATCAGCCAAACTCCCTCTATTCAAGAAAAAAACAGAACGACTGTATAATTGTCGTTGTGTCTTTTGCGGCGATTCTAAAAAGAATCGCCTTCGTTCTCGGGGATATCTTCTAGAGTATAAGGGCAGTTTTCTTTTTAAGTGCCACAACTGTAATGTTGCAGTCTCATTAGATAAACTAATTGAACATTTAGATCCTAGTCTACAGCGTGCGTATCGCTTAGAAAAGTTCAAGAGTAAACAAAGTAATGATTACACAATAATTCGAAATGATGTCATTAAGAATATTGTTATTCCTAGAGTCGATTTGAGTGAGTATGGACTTATTCCTATTTCAGAATTGTCCTCACATCGTGCTCTTTCTTATTTAGAATCTAGAAAAATTCCAGTAAAATTTTATTCTGAATTGTATTATGTTCCTTCTATGAAAGAGCTAGAAAGATTCAGTCCGATGTATGAAGGAAAACTTTCTAAAGAAGAAAGAATTGCAATACCATATTATAATAAAGAAAATGAACTTGTAGGTCTAAGTTGTAGATCTATGGGTAATTCTTCATTACGATATCTCACTGTTAGAAAAACAAATGATCCTCTTGTTTATGGAATTCAAAATGTTGATCTGAATAAAACAGTATTCGTGATAGAAGGTCCATTCGATAGTATGTTCGTCGAAAACTCTATCGCGCCCGGCGGAACGGATTTCATCAAAGCAACAAACATGATACCAAAAGAAAATGCAGTCTTAGTTTTCGACAATCAGCCTAGAAATAAAGAAGTCATACAGCGTATGGAAAAAATGATTTCTTTTGGATATAGGATGGTTATTTGGCCTAACACTTGGAACTTCAAAGACATCAATGAGGCAATTATTTCTGGCATGAATTCAAAAGACGTAGAAGACGTTCTAAATAGAAACTCCCACAAAGACTTATCTCTAAAATTAGCTTTACGAAATTGGAAAAAAATATGACAGTATCACTTATATCCTATTCACAACAACCAGAAGGATGTCGCTGCAGCGGAAGTTCGTTGTTAGATATCATAGCATTTTGTGCTCGTGTTTCAAATCCAAGTAATCAAAACAATACTGAAACGAATGAAAAACTTATTCGATATCTGATTAAGAATAATCATTGGTCTCCATTTGAGATGGTCACTGCTTGTTTAGAAATCACAACGACTCGTGATATTGCACGTCAGATTCTTCGTCATCGCTCTTTCAGCTTTCAAGAATTCAGTCAGCGTTATGCAGATCCAACAAAAGATTTGAATTTCGTGACACGTGAAGCACGATTACAAGATTCTAAGAACAGACAGAATAGTATTGAGACTAATGATATTGCTCTAAATTTGAATTGGGAAACACAACAGAGTTATATTATGGACGCAGCGATTAAAACATATCGTTGGGCTATAGACAAAGGAATTGCCAAGGAACAGGCTCGCGCTGTTTTGCCAGAAGGACTGATCGAATCGAAATTGTATATGACCGGATCTATACGTTCTTGGATTCACTATATACAACTACGAAGTGGTCCTGAAACTCAAAAAGAACATAGACAAATTGCTTTGGAATGTGCAAACGCCTTAGGACCAATTTTTCCGATGATCACTGAATTTGTAAATCAATAACAACAATATTGGAGTTAAAGTATGTCGGAGATTAAGATAGACTATTCGCGTGACAATTTATTCGATGAGCTAGGTATCAAGAGATTAAAAGAATCATACATGAAGAAGGGTGAGGAATCTCCTCAAGAAAGGTTTGCATATGTATCCAAAATTTTCGGAAGCAATCCGGATCATGCTCAACGTCTTTATGATTATTCTAGTAAGCATTGGTTATCTTATTCTACTCCCGTTCTTTCTTACGATCATACTGGTCGTGGGCTTCCTGTTTCATGCTATCTTAATTATATTGAAGATACTGCGGAAGGTTTAGTAGAGAATCTATCAGAAACAAATTGGCTTTCTATGATGGGGGGTGGTGTTGGAATCGGTTTTGGTATTCGCAGTGCTGGCGATAAGTCTACTGGTGTTATGGCTCATCTTAAAATTTACGACGCTAGTTCTTTGGCATATCGCCAAGGTCGCACTCGCCGTGGGTCTTATGCTGCTTATCTTAATATTAATCATCCCGATATTATTTCTTTTCTTGATATGCGCAAGCCTACTGGCGATCTGAACATTCGTTGTCAGAACATGCATCATGGAATTAATATCACAGACGACTTTATGCAGATCATTGAGAACTGTATGATTAATCCGGAGTTCGATGATAAGTGGGATTTAGTCGATCCTCACTCAAAAGAAATTCGTGATACAGTATCAGCGAAAGCTCTTTGGCAAAGCATATTGGAAATGAGAATGCTAACTGGAGAGCCATACATTCATTTCATTGATGAGTCTAATCGTAAACTTCCGAAGTGGCTTAGTGACAGAGGACTTCGTGTTCATCAATCGAATCTATGCTCAGAAATCATTCTTCCGACGAATGAAAAGAGAACTGCGATTTGTTGTCTTTCATCATTGAATCTAGAATATTTTGACGAATGGAAAAGTAATAAACAATTTCTGAGAGATGTTGCTGAGATGTTGGATAATGTTCTTCAGTGCTTCATTGATAATGCGCCTAAAGAAATTAAACGCGCAAAGTATTCAGCGCAGCGAGAACGTTCAATAGGAATTGGTGCTCTTGGATTCCATGCGTATCTTCAGAAAAACAATGTTCCATTTGAGAGCGCATCAGCAAAGAGTAGTAATTTGAAAATGTTCAAACACATTCGAAAAGGATTAGATATAGCTAACTTAGAATTAGGAACAGAGAGAGGATCTGCTCCAGACGCAGAAGGAACAGGTCTTAGACTATCTCATCTAATGTCAATTGCACCAAATGCATCAAGTTCAATTATTATGGGAAATACATCTCCATCAATTGAGCCATTCAGAGCCAATGCGTATCGTCAGGATACGATGTCTGGCGCTTCTCTGAATAAAAACAAATATCTAGATAAAATTATAAAGGATAAATGTGATGCCGATAAAAAGATGGACTACAACGAAATCTGGTCATCCATCATCGCAAATGACGGTTCGGTCCAACACCTTGACATTCTCGACGACTGGCAGAGGGATGTTTTCAAAACAAGTATGGAGATCGACCAAAGATGGATTGTGGAACATGCAGCTGACAGACAGAGTTACATTGATCAGTCGCAATCCCTTAACCTATTTTTTCGGCCAAACTCCAACATAAAGTATATTCATGCAGTTCATTTTCAAGCATGGAAGCAAAAATTAAAGACGCTGTATTATTGCCGTTCTGAGAAAATTGGTAAGGCTGATAAAGTTGCTAAGAAAATTGAACGACAAGTGATCGATGAGATTGATCTGAAACAACTTGTCGAAGGTGATTCCTGTTTGGCTTGCGAAGGATAATATGGCATTTAATACAGAAAGTTTTTGTCCGGAACTATATAATGCGATCGAAATCGACGAGCAAGGTGATTTCAAAATATGTTGTCTAGCTAACTCTGATGAAAATTTTGGCGTGGCGATGACTCAAGATGGCGTTAAGATGAATATCATGACACATTCTATTTACGAAGCGATCAATAGTCCCACACACAATGCTCACAGACTTCTATTGAAGGATAATATAAAACCTGAAAGATGTAAGACCTGTTATCAGGAAGAAGCTGCGCATAGAATTGCTGGCGGTACGCACGATTCGACAAAGCGTCTTGTGAATCTATCAAGAGATTATTATGTAAAAGCTGATCAAGCACACGATTATACAAATCAAGATGGATCGTTGACATATCTCTCAAAAATTAAAATGTTAAGTCTTCGTTTTGGAAATTTTTGCAACTTTAAGTGTATTATGTGTAGTCCAAAACACAGTCATTTGTGGGCAGATGATCATGTTAAACTATATGGAACTAGAGAATTCGATAAAGGAAATAGTATTTATGAAATACCATTAAATGAGAGAGGAAAGCTAGACGCAAAATCATTTCCATGGTGGGAAACGGATCAGTGGTGGAAGAAGTTCGATTCAGTGATTCCGACTTTGAGTTCTATGTATTTCACTGGCGGAGAACCATTTTTGATTCCGGCAATGGGTAAATGTTTGGATCGACTTATAGAAGCAGGAGTTTCAAAAGATATAACTCTACAATATGACAGCAATATGTCGGTTATTAACGATAATATCATACAGAAATTTGAAAAGTTTAAAGGTATTTCTATTGCAGCCAGCGTCGATGATATAGAAGAACGATTCGAGTTAATTAGAGATCCTGGAAAATATGATGTTGTATTAGATAATATCAAAAACATTTTATCTATGAAAGAGAAAAAACATAACATCAATATCAATATGACAATTACAAGTTGCATTGGAATAGCATCACCTTATGTAACTTCTAGAATAATTCCTCTAGCAGAAGAACTAAACTGTGATACTTTTTTTAGATATCTAGAAGGGCCGAAATGGCTGAGTTTGAAATATATGTCACCTGGTTCCAAACTTCAAATGATTCGCGAACTAACTTCTATGAAAAATTCAGCATCTAAAGATCTAACAAAACATATTTATCAAACTCAAATTAATTTCTTGCATAAGTTTATGGATCTGCATGATCCGATATTAATTCAAACCTTTGTCATTAATATGGACAAATTAGATAAACTACGAAATCATGACTGGAAGAAAACATTACCAGACGTCTACGAACTACTTTATAAATATTCACCAGAAGCATTTGAATGAAAACATATATTCATGTGAATCAAAATGTTATACGATCAAATAAGAAATACGATGCTAATGATCCGATAATAACAGTCAAGCAAGGATCAAAAAATACTTATGGTCATGAAGTAATCATCAACGGTCCGTCGAGAGTTGTATATAGCAAAGACAATCCTCTCTCTTGTGGTGCAAGAGTTTGGATTGAAACGGAAAACGATGTAACAATATTGGGAGCAGCAAAGTATGAGCGCAGGAAAAGTAAAAACTAAATTAACGGATTCGCGGGATCACTTCAAACCTTTCTCATACAGCTGGGCGTATGATGTATGGCTTAAACATGAGCAATCTCATTGGCTACATTCAGAAGTTCCGATGGGAGAGGATGTTAAGGACTGGAAGAAAAATCTCACTAAAGAAGAAAAACAATTCTTAACTCAGATCTTTAGATTTTTCACGCAAGGGGATCTAGATGTCGCTGGTGGATATGTTGAGAATTATTTGCCGTATTTTAAGCAGCCAGAAATCCGTATGATGCTACTTGGATTTGCAGCAAGAGAAGCATTGCATGTAGCTGCATATTCTCATCTAATCGAAACATTAGGAATGCCAGATTCTACATATGCTGACTTTCTTGAATACAAAGAAATGCGAGAAAAGCATGAATATTTCCTCGAACTCTCAGGAAAGAATGGAACTCTTGAGTCAGTCGCTACTAACATTGCTGCGTTCTCGGCGTTCACGGAAGGTATGCAACTCTTTAGCTCTTTTATTATGCTTCTTAATTTTACTCGTCATGGTAAAATGAAAGGCATGGGTCAAATAATTACTTGGTCTATCGTCGATGAAACCATGCATGCAGAGTCTATGATTAAATTGTTTCGGACGTATATTGAAGAAAATAAAGAAATCTGGAATGATGATCTGAAGTCTAAGATTTATGCGATCGCTGAAAAGATGGTAGAACTAGAAAATAAATTTATCGATCTTTCATTCTCGACAGGTGGTATCATTGGTCTTACTGCAGATGAAGTGAAAGAATACATTAAATATATCGCAGATCGTAGATTAATTTCTATGGGTATGCGAGGAATATTTAAGGTAAAGAAGAATCCATTGCCATGGGTAGAAGAAATGATCAATGCTCCGACGCATACTAATTTCTTCGAAAATCGTGCTACGGACTACGCCAAGGGAGCTCTTACAGGAGAATGGTCTGATGTGTGGGCGCGACCCAGTTAGGAATAGAAAGATCTCTCAAATAGCTAAGACGCAATCGAACATTCCACATATCATTTTTCATCAGTGGATTAAGTCTGTTATTCCATTGAAGTATATGTTCAGTTGCTCTAGCGTGAGATCTCTTTTCGAATTCAGCGATTGTTTCTTTTCTGAAGCCGTGTGATTTAGGATTTGTTTTTATTTCGTCTAAGATGAGCTTTGATGATCCAAAATACTTCTCATACTGGGTTCCACTCTTCGAAGAGAATCCGATATAGAATTTTCCATCTGGCCAGTGCGTCACATAGACCTTAAAGATTTTCTTTTCTTTCTTTTTTCTCATATATATAATAATGTATAATAATTTGATATTTATAATGGAGTTACAATGAAAATTAATATAATTGATTCTGCATCATCAGATGACGAACTTCCAGAACATCTTGGAGGTCATCTAAATAAAACCCATGTAGACGAAGGCGCTCTAGATTTTCTAATTGAAAATTTTGATATCGCAACAATGCTAGATATTGGATGCGGTCCTGGCGGAATGCTAGATCTAGCTCACAATCGAGGAATTCATTCTGTTGGTCTAGATGGAGACTATACTCTCCCTCGGAGACGGAATGTTCATATTCACGACTTCACGACTGGACCGTTTTTAAATTGGGAAAATAACGATATTGAATTTGATCTCGGCTGGTCTGTAGAATTTCTAGAACATGTAGAATCTAAATATGTTCCAGTGATCATGCACGCATTTCAACGATGCAAACTTTTGATGGTTACTGCTGCACCTCCTGGTTATACTGGACATCATCACGTGAACTGCAGAAATCTAGATTATTGGGAAGGTGCATTTAATGCTAGTGGATTCTATTATGATGCAGAAATGACAACAAAAATCATTGAGGCATCCTCTATGAAAAAACCATTCTTGCAAATGCATGGAATGTTCTATCGGAGATTTCATTATGACAATTAGACTGTTCATCGGAACATCTGCTAATGGTGAGGATACAGATGCAGAAATGGTATATGAACATTCACTAAGAAAGAACAGTTCTGTTCCCATAGATATCACATGGATGCGTCAAACAAATGATAAGTCTAGTGTGTGGGGTGGTTGGGATACTTCTCTATGGCCAACACCATTCAGTGGCTATCGTTGGGCGATACCTGAAGTTTGTAATTTTGAGGGTCGTGCAATTTACACAGACGTAGACATGATTAATTTCAGAGATCTGAATGAGCTATGGAATATTGATCTTGGAGATAACTGGGTTGGTGCTCGTCTTGGTCCAAGATTTGGTGGACACGAATTCTGTGTTATGGTTATCGACTGTGCTTCGATGAAAGGAGAGATTGCGTCGATAGAAAGAATGAAAGTTATTCCAGAATCACATTCCAGATATATTCGTGCATTCAGCGGAAGTGAAGTTATAAAGAGTATTGATCCAAGATGGAATTGTCTAGACGGAGACGATCTAAAAATAGAAGATATGTGGCAACTTCATTATTCTAGAATGAGCACTCAGCCATGGCGTCCCACTTGGTATACTGGAGAAAGTGCTGATCATCCTCGTCCAGAGTTAGTTAAACTTTGGTTTGATTATCGTGATAAGCTCTTAGAAGAAGGACACAAACCTAATGTAGTCAACAATAGTGTAACATATGATTTTATAGGCAAATGATGATAAACTGGAATGTAATTGGCGAGCGTCCTAGAAAATTTTGTCTATTCACTTCGTGTGATCCTAAGTATCTAGATGCACATGCTCAAGCATATATTTCTTCTTGTGCTAAAGCTGAAAATAACGTTCATCTTCATGTAATCAATGCAAGTGTGAATGACTGGACATATATGCAAACTCTTAAGATGGGATATAAACTTATGTTCCCGTCTGGTGAAATGACTATATCTTCAGAGGATACAGATCTACCAACGATCTCTGATGAACAGAAACGAACATATTATGCGTGTAATAGATTCATTTTTGCTTCTTCAATAATCACTCAGCCAATGTTGATTACAGATATTGACTGTTTGATAATGAAACATATAAATCCTCTGGAAACAGATCTTGGAATATTTCTTCGAGAGCCACTTCCAGGCGTTAATGACTGGGAGAAAGAAGGATCTAGAGTAGCTGCAGGCGCAGTCTTTGTTAAAGAAACTGCAAAAGAATTTTTAGAAGGCGCTGCTCAGATTATTCTAGATAACGAATGGAGATGGTTTTTAGATCAGAACGCATTGAATGTTTCGTATCAACATTTCAAAACTAAATACACATGCACTGCGTTCGGAACAGATTTTATGGATTGGGAATTTATTGACGGAACTACGATCTGGACTGGAAAGGGAGATAGAAAATACAGCAATCCGAAGTATCTTGGTATGAAGAAACACTATTATGATGCATTTCCTAAACTCTCTGAGGAATATTGGTTATGAAAAAAGTTTTACTGCTATCGCCCAGATTAGATTGCATGTTTAAGAAGGGTCCGGTTCCTTCTGAAATCGGCTCAATCGCACCAATCAGAAAGCACTGGAGGAATTTTATAGAACGAGTCATATCTGAATATTCCAACAGAACTGATGTTTCATTTAAAGTTCTAGAACTGCCGCTCTGGCAGTTCACTCCAGAACTTGTTAATGAACTCAAGCCTGATATTGTATTCGTTCCGCATAAAGAAGCGCACAGCTTTCCTGTAGAAAACTGCGAAGTGTATTACTATATGCAAACTGCATTTCCGTGGATGTTTTCAGTAGATCGAAAAGGATGGGGTGCTGGATCATCTAAATATCCGTTCGACCGCAGATATATCGGCACTGCTCAAGACGCATATAACGGAGCCGACATATTTAACATGCTTCAAAGTCGCATGAACGACAATCAGAGTAAATTTGAACAGCCAATTTATCAGAGCAGAGAAAAGATAAATCTACCTGATTACTACGCATTTTTCCCCTGTCAGATTCCACACGACGAAACAATTAAGTTTCATTCCGACGTCACTGTGGAAGAAGCATTAGAAAGAACTTGTATAGCGACTCAAGAAATAGGAATGAATTTAGTTGTAAAAGGTCATCCTGTCAATCCTGGTAGTATGCAATCATTAAAAGAAATCGCCAAAAAATATCTGCATGTTACTTGGTATGATGATGTATCCATCCATCAATTGATTCAGACTGCTCGCTGCACAGTGACAGTAAACTCTGGCGTCGGATTCGAATCTCTTTTGCATAAAGTTCCAGTTGTAACATTCGGAAGATCAGAATATGACTGCGTTACATATAAAGTGAATAGCAATACAGATCTCGCAAAAACTATAAAATTAGCAAGCCATAGCGTTTTCAACTATGAAGAAGTATGTGATTTCTACAATAACTGGTGGAAATATTGTTACGACTCAAAGAACGGAGATGATTTCACGAAACTGCCATAATAAATCTTGACAATTCATTATAAATAGGGTATAATACGTGTTCGAATGAAGTTCCTTTTTAAATTAAAAGTATTGGAGAAAATATGAAGAAAATTATTTTTGCACTATTGTTTGTAAGCGGTATTGCACAAGCGCAAGTAACTGGTAATGTTGGAGTGACTTCCGACTATCGTTTCCGTGGCATCAGTCAAACACAAAATTCACAAGCTCTACAAGGCGGAATTGATTATTCTCATAAGAGTGGATTCTATGTTGGCAACTGGAATAGCAGCGTCAGTAGTCTTGTTTATACCGACAGCATCGGTCTAGAAAATGACGTTTATGGTGGCTTTAAGAAAGAACTTTTTAAGGGCGTAACCGTCGACGTAGGATCGTATAATTATTACTTTTCGCGTTCTGGCAATGCTTTCAACAGCAATAGCAATACACATGAAGTCTATGCTGGAGTTTCGACAGGTCCGGTAAGTTTCAAGTATAGTCAGTCTCTTGGTGATTACTTCGCCGTTGCTAATAGCAAAGGAACGAAATATGTTCAAGCTGATCTGAATATGCCTATCATAGAAAAACTAACGGGTAATGTTCATTTTGGTCACGCTTTTATTGCAAATCATAAAGATAGCAATTTTACTGATATCAAACTTGGCGCAACTTACAATATTGTTGGTGTAGATGTAGGCGCGCACTATTACACAAATCGTGGAATGACAGCTGCCACAAAATTAGCTGATACAGTTTCTGGAGAAAAACTCTACAAAAACGCATTTGTCTTTTCTGTAGCGAAATCATTCTAATTTATAATGACTTATTTGAAAACAAGGGATCTGTTGCTAACCCCTTGTTTTCATTGATGATTTTAAATGACCAAAATACGCCTTGACATTTAATCTGATATGACTTATAATAGTTGTATATTAAATGGTAGCACAAGCAGTAACTGCTCTTTAAAAATTTGGAAAATAGTGTCCTGTTTGACTTCTGGTGAGGTCACCACCCTTTCACGGTGGCAAGAGGGGTTCGAATCCCCTACAGGACGCCATATTGAAGCGCATTATTGTCTATTTCGGCGTTCCTCCGATGGGTCAGAGTGTTTATATAGACACCCTGATAAGGAAAACAGTATCCATTGACAAGATATTGGTAGTGCGTTTCAATATGGTAACATGCAACAGCATGAGAGTAACGTGATACTGGCCAGTAAGCGTTCGGACATGCAATATCTCAAAGCGGAAAGTCATGAGTCCGTAGAGAAAAAGATTTCGGTTCGATTCCGAATTGCGTGTGACCATATTACGCGGGATTAGTTAAATGGTATAATTAGAGTTTTCCAAACTCCAGTCATCAGTTCGATTCTGATATTCCGCTCCATTTGTTGTTGGGGATTAGTTAAATGGTATAACCGCGGATTTTGATTCCGCTATCACAAGTTCGATTCTTGTATCCCCTGCCAGAAAATTTTATTTAACAGAAAGGAAATTGTATGAAGCGAAAATCCAAAACACGCAAGACATAGGGAGTGTGGTGTAAAGGCTTGCACAACGGACTTTTAATCCGCTAAGAGTTAGGTTCGATTCCTACCACTCCCACCATATGAAAACACATTCTTTAAGGTCTTGGTCGTTACCAGCCTGGCAAAAACGACGACAGAGTGTGTTTCCATATAGTAGAAAAAGGAGAGTAATGCAGCGGGGTTGGTCCTGCGACCAGCCTTGAAAACTGGGTTCTGAGAAATCGGATGGGGTTCGACTCCTCTGCTCTCCGCCAATTTTTGACTCGTTAGCTCAATCGGAAGAGCACATGCCTGTCACGCATGAGGTAAGGGGATCGAAACCCCTACGGGTCGCCAAGAATTACGGAGATTTGGCTGAGCATGGTTTAAGGCAGCGGATTGCTAATCCGTCGATCGAGGAAACTTGATCCATTGGTTCGAATCCAATAATCTCCGCCAGAATTAAAAGTTTTGCTCCCCAGCACTCGGCGTGCGGCATGCCCTTATAAAGCGTGGAGACTGGTCAGATAGGCTGGAACGGGAAGGTTCAAAACCTTCGGGGAGTACCAAATTTGGTGAGGTGGCAGAGTGGTCAAATGCAAGAGCCTGCAAAACTCTAAAATCGTCGGTTCGAATCCGACCCTCACTTCCAAACTTGCCCTGTTAGTTCTAGTGGTAAAACGTCGGTTTTGTAATCCGAATTCGGGTGTTCGATTCACCCACGGGGCACCAAAGAAATGGAAGTATTGATGCTATGGCGTGTGCATCCCGAGACTGTAAATCTCGTCCCTCAGGGTAAACATTACTGGTTCGACTCCAGTTACTTCCACCAGATTTATTCCTCGATAGCTCAGCGGTAGAGCAGTTGACTGTTAATCAATTGGTCCGTGGTTCGATCCCACGTCGAGGAGCCAGTATCAAAACGGTGTGTAGCTCAGCTGGTAGAGTGCGTGGTTTGGGACCATGAGGTCGGGAGTTCGAAACTCTCCACACCGACCAGAATTGCAAGTGTGATGGAACAGGTATACATAAGAGACTTAAAATCTCTCGCTCGCAAGGGCATGCGGGTTCGATTCCCGCCACTTGCACCATAGTGATTCAGTATTTGGGGGTGTAGCTCAGTTGGGAGAGCGTATGCTTTGCAAGCATAATGTCGTCGGTTCGATCCCGTCCATCTCCACCAGATTTAATGCCTCGGTAGTTTAACGGTAAAACGCCATCCTTACACGGTGGATTCGGGAGTTCAACTCTCCAACGAGGTACCAAAAAGTTTTGCCCCGGTGACGGAATTGGCATACGTGTCGGTCTTAGAAGCCGAATTTTAGGAGTTCGAGTCTCCTCTGGGGCACCATAAGTAACTGCATTGGTAAGGAAAGACAATGTTCATAGACTCTCGAGGGAATATGTTCATACCTCCGCTGCAGCGGAGAAAAGGAGGATGGGCAAGCGATGATTTGGGGATTTTAGACATCTCCTCTAGCTGGATACCCCACCTGCCAGTGCAGTTTCTTATGGTAATGTAGCATAGTGACTAATGCAGTTCCTTCATACGGAAAAGATCGTTGGTTTGAGTCCAACCATTACTACCAAATTTTTGCGCCCATAGCTCAGTGGATTAGAGCCAACGGTTTCTACCCGTTAGGTCGGCAGTTCGAATCTGTCTGGGCGCACCAGTATTTACCATCTTAGCTCAGCGGTAGTAGCAGTGTGTTGATAACGCATTGGTCAGTGGTTCGATCCCACTAGATGGTACCAAATTTCTCGGTGTAGTATAATGGCATTACGGCAGCCTCCAAATCTGCTTATGGGAGTTCGATTCTCTCCGCCGGGGCCAATATCTCTATAACTCAGCGGACAGAGTTCTTCGGTCCTAACGAAGCGGTCGCAAGTTCGAATCTTGCTAGGGATGCCAGTTTTAGATGGAGAGCTAGTCTGGTGATTCAGCGCGTGCCTGAAGAGCATGAGAACTCAGTTCGATTCTGAGTCCATCTACCAAAGAACAATGGTGTTGTTAATGTAATGGTTGCATAACTGTCTGTGAAACAGTTAGAGAGGGTTCGATTCCCCACTTCACCCCAATAAATATCGGTCCTTAACTCAATTGGATAGAGTGCCAGTCTTCGAAACTGGAGGTTGGGAGTTCGAGTCTCTCAGGATCGGCCAATATTTTAATGAAAGGAGTTTGTATGAAGAAATTAAATTTGCAAGAGGTTAAAACATTTATAGAAGCGCAAACTCCATCGACCAAAATTTATCTAGGTTGTGATTCTGAAAAGTATAAAGCGAATGGTCAATGGTATGCAGATTATATCTTAGCAATTGTTGTGCATATCGACGGATGTCATGGTTGCAAAATCTTCGGTGAAGTTCACACTGAAAAAGACTATGATGCTAAGGCTAGCAAGCCATCGCTCAGATTGATGCAGGAAGTTTATAAAGTGGCAGAACTTTATCTGAAACTCGGCGAAGTATTAGAAGGTCGCGATGTAGAAGTGCATCTAGATATTAATCCGGATATGGAATATGGCAGCAGCTGCGTTATCAATCAAGCAGTTGGTTACATAAAAGGAATGTGTAATGTCATTCCTCTTGTAAAACCCAATGCTTTTGCTGCCAGCTATGCTGCAGATAGACTAAAAAGCATAAGAGTCGCATAATGGAAACCATTCGTCCGTGGGGATATTATCGTGTATTGCATGATGTCGATGGAACTAAGGTGAAAGAACTTGTTGTAAATCCTGGTTGCAGTTTATCAATGCAACGACATAATTTTAGATCAGAACATTGGCATGTCACTGAAGGATGTGCAGTGATTAATACAAGCATAACTTCTGTGGATCCAATTAACACCACATTGTTTATGCATCAGTCTATTCATATCAATCGGGGTGAATGGCATCAATTAACAAATCCATTTGATACGCCATGTAAAATAATTGAAATACAGTATGGTGAAAAATGTATTGAAGATGATATTGAGAGACATTCTTATTAAAGAAATGCCTTGCCATTTAGCCAACATGAGCGTATAATAATACTCTGAATGGAGATAATATGGCGTATGTATTCACTGAAGACGAACTAGAAGATATCAAACAGATCGTAGACGCTAATGGTGAGTGGGGTATTCGATCCGCTTACTATTGGTGGAATGGCCTTGCTAAGGATAAGACAGTTAAAGTCGACGAAGTAGAAAATTTTGCAATAGCATTTATGTCACAATATAATGAACAATTTGGAGTAACATATTAATGAAACCGTGGGAAATAATTACTCGTCTTGAGTCTGACAATTCGCGTCTGTTTAAAGAATCGGTCATCGCTGAAGCAGTTAAAGAAAATAACATTGAATTTTTTGATGGCATAGGTTATGCTCTCGATTCATTCACCACCTTTGGCGTAAAGAAAGTTCCGGAGAAAACTAATGAAAATGGCAATGGTGTGTCTTGGTCTGATTTTGATTGTATATGCCAGCGTCTTATCAATCGTGAGCTCACAGGTAATCTCGCCAGAGATTCGATTGAACAAATGATGAATGATTCTACGAAAGACCAATGGAATAATTGGTATCGTAGAATTCTGATTAAAGATCTTCGTTGCGGTGTTTCTGAGAAAACTGTGAACAACGTTGTTCCTCCTCTCTTTTCGATTCCGACATTCTCGTGTCAGTTGGCTCATGATTCTGCAAAGCACGAATCCAAAGTTTCTGGCAAGAAAATGATTGAAAACAAACTTGATGGAGTTCGCGTTATCACGATTGTTAATCCTGATGGTCGTGTTGATCAATATTCTAGGAATGGAAAAGAGTTACTCAATTTCCAAAAGATCAAAGATCAAATCAGTGCTATCGCTTCTACCTTTACTCAGCCGATGGTGCTAGATGGTGAAGTAATGTCTAGCAGTTTTCAGGATTTGATGACGCAAGTGAATCGCAAGAGCAATGTCAATGCTGGCGATGCTATATTGAATCTGTTTGATATTCTTCCTCTGATTGATTTTAAAAAGGGTGAACACAATGTCATTCAGAAAGAAAGAACTGAATATCTGACAGATTGGTATGAGAACAATATATCTAAACTGCCTAATGTTACTGTTTTGAATCATGCACTTCTAGATCTAGATACAAAAGAAGGGCAGAAATTGTTCAAGATGTATAATTTTTCTGCGATCGAAAACGGATACGAAGGTCTTATGATCAAGGATCCAGAAGCGATTTATGAGTGCAAACGAAGTGTTGCGTGGTTGAAACTTAAACCATACATAGAAGTGAGTTTGACCGTAATCTCTACAGAAGAAGGAACTGGAAAGAATCTAGGTAAAATGGGTGCACTGATCTGTGAAGGTGTTGATGATGGAAAACTAATCCAAGTCAATGTTGGCTCCGGATTTACTGATCTTCAGCGAGACGAATTTTGGTCATGTAAAGTAGATGGTCAAATTGTTGAGGTTCGTGCTGATGCCATAACGCAAAATCAGGATAAGACTTATAGCCTAAGATTTCCGCGTTTCAAATGTTTTCGTGGGTTCAAAACAGGAGAGAAAATATAAGTGAATGTAGTTTACATCATTATGATACCAGTGTATATCGCTTTCATTATAATGTGGTTTGGCATTATGCCTATAATGTTTTATGGTTTAATCAAATATTTTTTAATATCACTGATGAAGATGATTTAATGAAGACGCCTGCATTTGGAACAAAAGGATACATAATTTTATGTGTAGACGGAAAGTATCGATTTAGAGTCTATACAGAAAAAGATTTTATTGATTACGATTTAGCTCACAGCGATTTATGCGTAGAGATAGTGGATAAAGATGCGACTTTTTATTCAGACGATCGCGGCGACAGATTGGATCACAACCCCTCAACATTAGGATATGACGAATGAGTAATTATAAAACACACGCAATAAACGAATTCCGTGCTGCAGGATGGATGGATCAGAATGGTAAATACCTTGATGAGATGCAAGAAATGATATGTAATCATGTTCTTGCTCTATTAGATGTTTTTGCCGATGAAGGACATTCTGGCACCACTGCGCCATACACTATCGAATTGTTCTCTAAATTAGCAAAGTTTGATCCGATTGTTCCATTGACTGGTGAGGACTGGGAATGGAGTGAAGTGTCTGATGGCGACAATGGAAAAATGTATCAGAACAAACGATGCGGTGCTGTATTTAAAGACGCAAATCGACATGATGGACAACCATATTATCTTGATGGCAAAGTGTTTTGGGAATGGTATAAGAGTGAAGATGGTGAAATGTCTAAGTCATATTTCACAAGTGCCGATTCTCAAGAGCCTATTGTATTTCCCTACACACCAAAGTCGGAGTATGTGTTTAGGGCAACAGAACAATTTCCAAATGAGGAAATTACAAAATGAATAACACAGTTAAAGCAAGTATAGATCTGAGAGACTGGGATACAAGATTTTTGGATCTTACAGAGCATATTTCCAAATGGAGTAAAGATCCATCTACGAAAGTGGGTGCCGTGATTGTAGACTCGCAACGCAGAATCGTATCCACCGGATATAATGGATTTCCTGTTGGAGTTATGGATTCGTATGATCGCTTGACTAATCGCGATAATAAATATGAAATGATAATCCATGCTGAAGCCAATGCTATTCTTTTTGCTCATCAACGTATGAATGGTATGACGCTATACACAACTCCATTTCAGCCATGCAGTCGATGCGCTTCTCTGATCATTCAGAGTGGAATTTCTAGAGTTATATCGTATGAAATAGAAGAATCGAAAAATCGTTGGGTGGATAGTTTTAAACTAGCGAAAGAATTATTCGAGGAAGCCGGAGTCGAACTTCTACTTTTGGAAAAGGTGTATAATGTTTAATTTGATTTTCTCTGCAATGGCTGGATGTTTCGCATTTATATGTTCGAACAATTCACAAGAAATTGGAGTGCTTGGAGCAATTGGATGGATTTTAGTTTCTGGTTATTTCTTTTTGTGTGAATTGATTGAACAATATATTCAGAAAGAAAAACAATGAATAGAATAGTCGAAATCTCAAATCCATCGGTCGAGCGTATGATTGCCGAATATAGATTAGCTCAAATGACAAAGTCGATTCGAGTAGATCAGGAAACTGCTGTAGAAATGGAACAGCACGTAAAAGATCTAAAGATCATCAGAGAATCGTTAGATGGTAAGGGTAAGACAGTAGATATAACAATTTAGAAAGTATGATATGCCTTCAGTATTTTTAATCGCAGATACACATTTCGGACATAAAGGAATGTGTACGTTTACGCGAAATGATGGAATTACAAAACTTAGACCATTTGATACGCCTGAAGAAATGGACGAATTCATGGTCAAAGCATGGAATGATAAAGTGAAGCCTACTGATAAAGTATATCATCTTGGCGATGTCGTCATCAATAAAAAGTCTTTGTCTATTATGGATAGACTCAATGGCGATAAAGTTCTGATTCGAGGCAACCATGATATCTTTCATGACACGGAATACAGAAAATACTTTCGTGAACTTCGTGCGTATCATGTTATGAACGGAATGATTCTGAGTCATATTCCTATTCATGATGAAAGTCTTGGTCGATTCGGAACTAACATTCATGGACATCTACACGCAAATCGCGTAAAGAAGAATGGCGAAATTGATGTTAGATATCATTGTGTATCAGCCGAGCATGTAGATTTTACTCCGATTCTTTTTGAAGACGTTATCAAACGCATTGTAGAAGAAGGTGGACATGTCGGTTTCAAAAATGGGAATTATCAAAGCCCTGCTAGTTAAATGGCATAACGATCAATTTGTAGTGATCAGTAGGCAGTTCGATTCTGTCACAGGGTATCTTAAAACCGGAGAGCAATAATGAGCATATGGGATGAATCGCACGAGAAAAAGCTGATGGAGAAACGAATCGCGAATTCCACTAGAAAACGTTCTTACTTTAAAATCTGCTGTATCTTGTACTATGTGTTGATTGGTGTGATTGGTTTATTATTTGGGGAATGGATTGCGCTGTGGATAAAGTAAGTGATACGCCGAGGACGGATGCGATTGCTACAGAAGGATCAATCTACAGTTTTGGCGTAAGAATTACCAAGCTATCTAGAGAACTTGAACGCGAACTCGCCGCCGCAATTGAGCAGCGCGACAAGGCTAGTGGAAATGCGTCGAAGGAGTTGATGGACTGCAAGGGTTATGACCTATACCCTGACGGCACGATGCGACCGGCTCATGGCTTGGGCGAATGGGTTAAAGCCGAAGACTACGACAAACTCCACGCCGAGATTGCAATGCTGCGGAAGGATACGGAACGGCTTGACTGGCTTGATACTGTTGACTGCGGGATTAACCAATGTGGTTACGGAGAATACAGAGATTATACTGGGCGTGGATTTATAAAAAAGATACGCGAAGTGGTTGACGCGGCGATGAAGGAGTGCTGGAAATGAGCACGCCAAGCGCAGCACAAGCAGCAGGGGAATCTTATGAGCAAAAGATTGCGCGTCTTGAACGCGAACTCGCCGCGCAGAAGGAGCAGTACCGCGTTCTGACGGATGAAATGCTGGTTATCCATACCCGCTATGAAACGGTCAGGCGTATGCGGCCAGCGCAATTCGCTGAACTGTTCAGGGCAAACATTGAACAGAATATTCCGTTCGATGATTTAGTGGACAACGCCGCCACCGCGCAGGGGCGGAAGGGAGGTGGTCGACAACCGCGCCGGTTGCCGACGAGATTCGTGCGATGAAGAAAATATAATTATTTTTTATCTTTAATATGTCTTAGCATCAATACAATATTGATCTTTTGATTGAGTCTAATCAAATCATTATCTAACATCCTTACACGATCGATTAGAGCTATCAATATAGTTTCAGCTTCTTTTAAGACAGGTTTGATTTCTGTCGTTGCCCATTTCCATACGAAATATATCAAATATCCCATCCCACCAGCTGCCACAATCGGAAATCCGTATTTGTTGATAGCATCTACTATGTTCATGTCCATTTCTAATCCTTCCTAGCATCGCTTTGCCCGTCAGCTCTTGCGATACGATCAACATCAGGTTTAATACCTAATGCGTTAGAAACTAAAGTGTCAATACGAATCACGTCAGAATTCATGGTTCTAACGCGATTGTTAAGTCCTCCGATTAATCCGGTCAGACCTCTAACTGTGGATGTGACGCCCTGCAGAATAAACCGTAGAGTTAAGAAGACAAAATATCCACCAGCACATGCTGCAGCTATTGGAAATCCTACTTCTGCTACAAGTTTAAAAAAATCCATTACAAACCACTCCAATCACTCAATACAGGCTGTGTGATTTCTATCTTCTGTAAATTAGATGGAAGTTGTGGCATAAAATTTATATTTGTTTCTAGTTCAATCGCTTTAATTGTTGTAGCATATTTTGGAAGGTCTCGAACTGGTAGTGCTTCATTTGGAAATATAAAAGAGATAACCTTACCCGTTTTGCGATCGATGATAACTTTCCACAACTTTGTAGGAACACCAACCTTGTTGTTACCTATAGTCAAATGATTTTGTTCATACAAAGTTCCTGTAACAACATAGATATCTTTTCCTTCAAGAACCCAATTTCTGATATAAGTTTCTAGTTGCTTCCATATCCCGCGATTGTGATTTGGAACTTGTGGAACCATATTTGACAGAAAGAAACTTTCACTCATAATTTCTTCCGATGTTGTATTGTTTCCTGCTGGAGATAGATGCCCGCGATCATATGGATTTCCGGCATAGTCTGAAAGAACAGATTGATGCTCTTTTGGAATTTCTGGATCTGCCCTGAAATCATCTTCTCGATGAGCAGGACCAGAAACAGATTCTTTGGTTACGTGTTCCACCACATACTCTGCTGTTCTTGTGTCATTGCGATAATGAATCGCATAATTCTTTTTGCAAAGATATTGTGAATTCGTTAATTTGCTTACTGGTGCGCCGCGAACAACAAATTGTGGACAATTATCGTCTATCGGATTTGCGAATGTTTGTAGAGAAACGCATAAAACCGAAAAAAATATTAAATTTTTCATAGTCATTATCTTCCGAATAATTTGTTTTTATTATGTATTCAGAGAGAATCTACGAAATTATCAATCCTGCATCTATTTATAACGCTAACCTATTGATTTTATTAGCCAAAATAAACCTTGACAATTAGCCAAAACCAGCGTATAATATTCATATGAACATTGTAATTCAAACAAGAAATCTGTATCGATTTGAGAATGTATATTTTCTCGGGACGGATGTCGTCGTTCAAAGATCTATCAAGGTTTTACAGAAGAAAATGGAGCGGATCTGGAAAGAATATAAAGATTCAGATTTTCCCATTCTCTTCGAAAGTAAAGGAACTCCTCACTGTGGAAAATGGATGTCATATAGTATAGAAAATGAAATTCATTTGGCTCCAGGTCAGCGTGATTATTTGACTCTTGTTCACGAAATGTGTCATGCCATGGGTAAAGGTTATCACAACAAAAATTTCGTAGATTTAGAATTTGATATATTGGAAAGATTTTTTAATATCGACCGTGGCGAGCTAGAATTAGCAGCAGGTCTATTTGGAGTGGATAGATGAGAGCATTGAAAGAAATTACGGAATGGAATGTTGGTTATAAACAACCAAATCATACATATTTGATCGACGATCACGATAACATAATTGCATACAGGAAATGGCATAAAGGCGAGCAAATCTTTTCAACTAGCAAATTTCCGCTAAATAAAAGATATCGCAAATTTGTAGAGGTTGATGCTGCTCAGTTCAAATATACAGCGCCGGAAACCAAAGCTAACATCAAAATTGTTATTGGCAGCAAAGGCGACAAGTATATTATAGATCTAGATAAGTCGACATGCACGTGTAATGGATTTAAATTTCGGGGAAAATGCAAACATATACCTTGACAATTAGGTGTGTTCCTGATATAATACATATGTTCCGAAGGGTCAATATTAATAGGATTTCATTATGGGTATGATGCCAGTATATTTCACGACTACTTCTTTCAGGAAACGAAAGAAACAGAAGTTCACTAATGCAGCTTCAGCGAAGCTATCACGTGAGAATCAAGAAAGCTGGAAGAAGCTTCTTCTATCTCATGACGTAAAGAAAATTTCTAAGAATATAAAATCAGTTCAAAGAAAGCCTGTTTCATACCGTGGAAGTGATTTGCCTAGAATACCTTCTGTCAAAGATACGTGGGAGCCATGTGTTCGACCAGCAGACAAAGTATACACTGGCGATGCGATTGTGGGTATTTCTACGATGCATAAGTCTAATGCAGTTCCTGTATTCAATAAACAAGCAGCAATTGATATTTCTAAGATGAGGCGATAGTGATGAATGCGCTGATAAAAATGTGGGATGACTTCGATGATTCGTTTTCTCATGTTCTATACGGCGGTGGGAAAGCATTTTCATCAATATTGGTAACTGCAGCTGCGATTGTAATTGAATTGAGCTTCGTCGGAATCATGGTTTGGTTGTTTGTATTCTAGAACAATTTAAGGAGTATAATGATGGATAATATTTTTGTTTGGTTGCGGAAATACGATTTGCAAATCGCTTGGTTTTTGATTGGTCTTTTCTCTTTTGCAGGTCTCGAGGCATTCAAGAATGATGACATTGTAACTGGTTTGGTTTACTTTGGATTTGCTGCTATTAACTATTTACTCGTCAGAAAATGATGGGAATGTTTAATGAGGTAAATTTTTCTATGACATGTCCGGTTTGTGCAACGGAGATTAATGGATTTCAGACCAAGGACGGCACTCTTTTGCTCGACAATGTGGAGCCAGACAGTATAGATAATTTCTATTCATCATGTGATAACTGCTACAGAACAGGTGTCAATACATGGATTGAATATTCTCGGGCACCAAAAGAGATGACTCACCGAGAAAAGAAACTCAGTGAAGAAGAAATTATTGCGATGGGTTTTGTTTTAAAAGTAACTTCGAAATATATGCCTTTACTTTAACTCAAATCTAGCGTATAATAACACTATGAAGATCGCACTTTGCTCGGATTTACATCTAGAGTTCGGAGATATTATTCTCAAGAACACTGAGAACGCAGACGTATTGATCCTGAGCGGAGATATCCTCATTGCCGAAGATCTTCGTAGGACTGCTAAATTTTTGGGAATGACTCCAGAGGAATTTGATCAGTCGATGTATCAAATCACTTATAGAGTCGAAGCAGCTAAACGGTTCAGAGAATTCTTGAGCAGAGTAAGTTTTGAATTTCCGCATGTGATATATGTTGCTGGTAATCATGAATTTTATCACGGAAAGTGGAATGAGACCATAGATGTATTGCGTGCTGAATGTGCCAGATATGAAAATATTTATTTTCTTGAGTGTGATACAAAGGTCATTGAAGATATAACCTTTGCTGGCGGAACACTATGGACTGATTGCAATAAAGGTGATCCGCTGACGCTTCATGGTTTGACCACATATATGTATGATTATAGCGCGATCGTAAATGATAATGCTGGTTATACAAAATTGCGTCCGATTCATACTGTTGAACGCCATGATAAAACTAAGAGATACCTCAAGCATGTATTGGATAACACTGAGGGAAAAATCGTAGTTGTTGGTCATCATGCGCCAACTGCGCTCAGTGTTCATGAAAGATATGTTCGCGACACTATTGTAAACGGTGCATTTTATAGCGATCTGAGCGAGTTCATTTTAGATCATCCTCAGATTGTTCTATGGACGCATGGACATATGCACGATCCTTGGGATTATATGATTGGTGATACTCGCGTTGTATGTAATCCTCGCGGATATACTGGTCAGGAAAGACGCGCATCTGAATTCAAATTGCAGTATTTACAAGTGTGACGAAGTGAAAACCATAAGAATATATGGAAAATTTAATTATTGGATAGATATTGAAATGGAAGATGATCAGAATAACGATATGGCTATTATCATTGCCATGACTACTAATTTGGATAGATGGAACTGTGAGGAATATAAAGAATATGAGTGATTACAATCCAGACAAATGGGTAGTTGTTAAAATTACTCAAAAAGATGTATCTCCCATTTATAAGGTATTCGCTTCTTGGTATGGCGGCTATAATGGTTCGGATTCTTGGAGAATGAATAGTGGTATCGCCAAAGTTTCTTTCTATCAGGATCTCTATGAAGATGTGTATTCTTTTCATGGCTATTCTGGTTCGGTTTATGAATGCAACGATGGGAATTATGGCTGTAGTGTTTATGGCCATAATATTATTCTAGGTATGTGTGCAGACGCTGAAATGCTAGGTTTTGAAATCGAAATACTTCCTGAAGAAACTAACTGGCTGGAGATAAATTATGCAAATTGAAATCGATGAAGCAATTATAGATCAAATTATGAAAACTGAATTGCGCGAGTCTATTGACTATCTGAAGATGGATATCAAGAAACTGAAAAAAAATAAATCGCGCGAGAAATATGAAGATGAGGATTTGAAGCACAACGAACAAATTCTTCCACACCTAGAAGCAGTATACAATTATTTTACTGGGGAAACATTATGAGATCGAATTATTGGACATGCAGCAAATTTGCTGACTGGCTCCGTGGAACTCCGAAACCACAGGCAGCCAGTAGCAAAGGGTGGGATGAGTGGAACGAAAAAGCTAAAGCTGATCATCCATTTCGTTTTTGGTTGGCTGATGATTTTCTTGATATAATGCAGAAAATTATTTGCTCGCCAGTAAATCTTCTTTATGATATCAAATATTATATCAATAATCGTTGGGTTACTCGCACTCATAGTCTAACTGCTCATCCTAAAGATATCAAGCCAGGAGAGTGGAAAGATATTGGTCATCGCTTTCTTCCCTGCTTGTTCAATGAGCTTGTCGATTATGTTGAGGTAGAGCTAGCATGGTTTCATATAGTATGGGACTCGAAAGCAGAAAAGAAATTTGGTGCTCCTTGGTATGCTACTGGCTGGTTTCGTTGGCGCACTTGGCGTAGTCGGGCGGCAGGTCTTGCGAATCTAGAATGGCAATGTAATTTGACTATGCAGGAGGATATGGGTGTCAATCCAGATAACCCAGAATACGGTAAACCCACTAGCCAATCGATTTCTGCGAAAGAGATATTAGATCTATATACTTGGTGGACAGAAACTTATCGTAATCGACCAGACGCGATGAATGCGAGTGGTTGGAGTGAATATTGCGAAGCAAGTAGAATCGCTAATGGTGGAAAACTTAATTTCTCAGAGGAGAATGCTACTCTTAAAAAGATGTGTAGGGAGTCTCTCGATACGATGCATAAAATCGAAAAACAATATGACGATGAAGATGAAGAAATGCTGATTCGTCTCATTAAGATTAGAAATTCACTGTGGACATAGATGAAAAAAGATAAATCTATTTGTCATTTTTGCGGTGAGATTCAAAATGATTTGCGGTGTCCTAGAAACATATGTGGTGATTTAACTATACAGGTGAGATATATGACAAGAAACGAGATCTATGATTTGGCACGCAGTAATATTATTTCAGTAACGTTCACCAAGAAAGACGGCGAAACACGAACGATGAAATGCAGTCTCAAAGATGAATATATAGTTAGTGAAGAGAAAAAAGAATCGACTTCGGTTCGTAAACCTAATGACGAAGTTCTTGCTGTTTGGGATCTAGATAAGAGCGCATGGCGTTCGTTTCGTATTGAATCTGTGAAAGGTGTGGAAATATGGGAACAAAATTAAATATTACTGGTATTATGGAAGAAGCTGAGAGTATCGAACCTGCAGCAGATGGAACGTATACTAATCTAGGATCCGCTGGTGGAACTGAGATGATGATGGCTGGTCTTCGTGAGAGAGTATCATCAGAACTCCTAGATCAATTCAATTTCATCTGCTCTCGATATCGTCCAGAAAATCTTAGCAAAGATAAAAAGAATATCCTCTGGCTGCACGACACTTGGGACGACCCCGAGAGTGAACATCTCTCTAAGAAAGAAAATCGTAAGAAATTTTCTAAACTTGTTTTCGTATCACACTATCAGCAAGCAACTTTCAACATGGGTCGTAATGTAGATTTTGCAGACGGTATTGTTATGCAGAATGCTATTGTTCCGATTCCAGAATTTGAAAAGACTAAGAAACATATCAATCTAATCTATCATACAACTCCACATCGCGGTCTGGAACTTCTGATTCCTGTATTCGAAAAGCTGTGTGAAGCGATGCCAGATGTCGATTTGAATCTAGATGTGTATTCTTCGTTCAACATCTACGGTTGGCCAGCACGTGACGAACCATACAAAGAATTGTTCGCACGTTGCACAAAACATCCGAACATAAATTATCACGGATATCAGCCAAACGATGTAGTTCGTAAAGCGTTGCAAGCCGCTCATATCTATGCATATCCGAATATCTGGCCGGAAACATCTTGCATTTCAGTGATTGAGGCGATGTCTGCCGGATGTTCTGTAGTTTGCCCAAATTTCGGAGCATTACCAGAAACCTGTGCAAATTTCGCAACAATGTATCCATTCATCGAAAACAATAATGCGCACGCAAATATGTTTGCCAGAGTTCTGATGATGGCTATCAGAAATCACTGGGATGAGAATAATCAGAATAAACTCAAATTTCAAAAACTGTATTTTGATAATTTCTATAATTGGGATGTGCGAGCATCGCAATGGGAATCACTTTTGAAGGGTATTTTGAGCCAAAATAAACCTTGACAATTCTTTCGAATGAGCGTATAATAGTAATACAATATACATATGGATAAAGAATTGAAAACTGCTCAAATACGCGCTGCAACGACTACTATCAAGAGAATTATTCCTAATGGTGTGGAAGGTCAGTTGTATGGAACAGAAAAGATTTGGGATTCTGAATCGAATCTTAAAGATGATCGAAATATACAACGGATTCACTGCTTCAATTTCTATAACAGTCAGTGTTCAGAAAAAGATGCTCGTGCATATGTTGAAACATATATCAAGAATCTTAAGAAACAGCCTAAACAAATCGAAATGATTAATCATGTCAACGACCAAGAATTTTATGGTCCGTTGGCATGGCTGTGCCGTATGAATTCTGCTGGCTATGTTTTGAGTTCTGAAGAATTGCAGTATATCGAAGATAAATTCAAGAAGTTAATAATCTCTGGTAAGGAAAAAAATGAAACACGTCGTGACGTTCAAAAGGTTGCGCCGATTGATATTCAAAAGAGAACTACAGAAGCGATTCATAAGACTGTAGCAGAAATTGATAATAAGGTCGACGAATTCATTCAATCTAAATTCAAGGATGCGTTTGATTCTTATGCTTTTCTGAAAGATAATTCAGTAAAACCGCTATATGCAAAACGCATCGCTGAGATCTATCTGAGAGAGATTAAAGAGATCAAAGAAGTTATTCGTGGAGAAGATGAGCAGCTGAACGAAGCGTATTCCATTTACAAACCTAAAGAAATTAAGAAGCTGTATTCTTTCTATCAAAAGATTATTGATGATTCTAAATTGTGGGAAGATCATCTGAAGAAAAGCAAATCACCGCGTAAGAAGAAAGTCAAGAGTGCAGATCAGCTGATTCAACGATTGAAGTATATGAAAGGTGATGCAGAGTTCAAACTCACCAGCATTGAGCCTACGAAACTCATCGGTGCTTGTGAGGCATGGATCTTCAATGCAAAGACTCGTCGCATAGATCATTATTTCTCAAATGATGTTGATGGTATCTCTATCAAAGGTTCAACATTGCAGAACATCAATGAGAAAACTTCCATAGCGAAGAAGATTAGAAAGCCGTTAGAAATTTCCAAGAATATTGTTATGGCAACTTCTCGTGGTGCCACAAAATATTTCGATGCAATCAAGACGAAGCCTATTCAAAGCACTGGACGTCTGAATGCGTTTTCAATAATTCTTCGGGTCGGATAGACTAATATGATACTTGTCGATTTGAATCAGACGATGATTTCCAATCTGATGATGCATCTTTCATATACGAAAGATGACGTTGTGGAAGAAGAAATGCTTCGCCATATGATTCTTAACTCTCTACGATCCTATCGTTCAAAATTCTATCAGGAATATGGAGAACTAGTCATATGCTGTGATGCTCAGAATTATTGGCGCAGGAGTATATTCCCACATTACAAAGCAAATCGAAAGAAGTCGCGAGATTCTTCAGGTCTTGACTGGAATACACTATTCGAATCTCTCAATAAAATTCGTGACGAGATCCGTGATTATCTTCCATACAAAGTCCTACGTATCGATCGATGTGAAGCTGATGATATCATCGCTGCAATCTGTCATGAGCATGGTAAATTCTTAGGTGGAAATGCTGATAAGATTTTGATTCTTTCTGGTGATAAGGACTTCGCACAGCTTCAGAAATATTCGAATGTCTATCAGTATGCGCCAGTTCAAAAGAAGATGATCGCGATCAATAATCCTGAGAGCTTTCGTAAAGAACATATCATGCTCGGAGATAGATCAGATGGAGTGCCGAATTTCATCTCGGATGATGATACATTTGTAGCAGATAAGCGACAGAAACCTATTCGCCGTGATAAAATTGCAGACTGGTCTCGTATGGAACCTGAGCAATTTTGTTCTGGAGAAATGCTTCGTGGATACAAACGAAATCAGATGCTGATTGATCTAGATATGATTCCTCAGGATTTACAAAAACAATGTATATCAGAATTCGAATCTGCGAAATGTAATGATCGTTCAAAAATATTTAATTATTTCATACAAAATCGTCTTGGAAGTCTTACAGAATCAATTTCGGATTTTTGAGATATAAATAAATCGCGGGGTGGGAAAGGAGTATTCCGCTTGGCTCATAACCAAGAGATCGTTGGTGCGAATCCAACCCCCGCAACCAATTACTATAACATGGAGCATATATGATAAAAAGTCTTGCTGAAATGATTGATGAAATCGAGAAACAAAAAAATGCCGCATCTCAAACAAAACTTCTTAAGAAGTATGCCTCAGCTGCAATGAAAGCTGTTGTTGGCTATGCGATGGATCCTGGTGTTAAGTTCCTTCTTCCACCGTCCGATCCGCCGTTTCGTCCAATGCCAGATGGATCAGATGCGCAAGGTCGTCTTATTGCAGATCACAGGAAATTTATTTACTTTGTAGATTCTCCAGATGGCAGAGGCATTAGCGCACTTAAACGCGAACAGATGTTCATTCAGATGTTAGAAACTCTAGATGTTCGTGATGCACAACTGTTGCTTCGGATTAAAAATAAAAAACTCACGATTAGAATGGACGCGGTAAAAGCTGCATTCCCGTCTCTAACTGCAAAGTGGAAATGAGCAATAATCCGGCTTTTATCATTGGTAATGGTGAAAGCCGTAGGAATTTTGATCTAAATGATATAAAGGGTGTTGCTCCTATTTACGGATGTAATGCTCTTTATAGAGATTTCTCTCCAGACTGGCTAGTAGCAGTCGATGAGGGAGTCATTGATGAAATAAATTCTTCCAATTTTCCTAAAGAATCTACACTATTCCCTAGATCAAAAGCTGAAGAATACGAACCAGCAGATATGCATCCAGGCAGAAACAGATATCCTAGAAACAATTCTGGTATGTATGCCATGCAGCGAGCAATAGAAAAAGATCATAATGTTTTACTGTGCCTAGGATTTGATTTTCTGATCAATGACAGCTATCTTTCTTGCACAAATTTGTTTGCTGGGACTAAAAATTACGGCGCAGAAACTCATGCGAATTTTGAAGATAATGCTGGACGGATTCATTATCTTGAATGGTTTGCAAGAAAGAATAAAGATGTTGTTTTTATTTTCGTTCTTGAAGATCTATTCCCAAAAGTTCCAATTGGCGCAAAAAATATTTTCACAATACCATACAGAACTTTAAAATTGAACATACATAGAGACAGTCAATAGCATTGGAATTATATTATGACGAAGCAGATAGTATTAAGTGAACAGATTGACTGTGAGCATTTGTTAGGTAAATTTCTAGATCATGACGCATACAATTATATTGTTAATGAAGATTGTGACGTGTATAAGCCATTGGGTCCTGGCGAAAGTCCTCACGAAAATAATTGTCTTTTGAAGTTTCGTAAGAACGTATTTCCTAAGAGCATTACAGACCCTGCATATATTGGATTGCGGGAGGGTGCTAGTCAATCTGATAACCGTGGTCTTGCTGCTGGAACTCATCGCGATGAATTTCAGATAATGCCAACCGAAACTGGACATGGTAAACGTCGATGGGTAACCAAACTAGAAAAAGCTATCATCAATTATTTTTTGGCTGGGTCACCAGTATCTGCGTCAGGTGGAGATCAGGTACCTGATATTTTGCGTGAGACATCTAATGATCCATTAGAAGGACGAGGAGCCACTGGAGGCGGCAATATTAAAGGTGGATCTATTTGGATTGTAAAGAAAACCACAGAGTTTGATTTTACAGAATGGATGAATTCCACAAAAGAATTGTCTAGAGAAGATAGAAAGAAGTCTGCTATTGAAGTTCGCAAGTTGATATCAGATACATCTTATGGTAATTCTGTCTACTCTGGAACGGCTGGATATTTTGATCGTTATCCGCGTATTCCTTTTTGCAGAGAAACTGCTTGGAGTGCCGCAAATGCAGATCTATTCCAAAAAGGATATCCTCTATTCGAAGCAGCATCTGATGTATTCAAAGACAATTTTCCGATCAGATGGAATGGACAGAATGACTCTGTTAAGAAACTGAAAGATCCTGGCTGGCGTATTGGTAATTCAGTTTACACGACCATAACGATCAATAAAGATTTCAGAACAGCTTGTCATAGAGATGCTGGAGATCTATGCGAAACAGAACGAATTAATCTTCCCGCAGGATTTAGTAATCTCACAGTATTGAGCGATGGAAAGAACTTTGATGGTATGTATCTATGCATGCCAGAGTATAAAGTTTGCGTAGATGTGAAACCGGGCGATCTATTGCTTATGGATGCTCATCAGATTCATGGCAACGTTCCTCTGATCTCATCAGATGAAGGATTTGAAAGAATTTCTGTTGTTATGTATTTCAGATCATCTATGTTAGATTGTTCTTCTGTTGAACAAGAAAATCTTCGTAGAAAATTTGTTTATGCAAGAAAAGATAATAACAGTCATGATCAATGGCACGAAGGTTGGAATGGAGTGTCAGCTGGAATGTGGGAAACTAAAGAATGGTCCGACTATCTAAGCAATAATGGATTTCCAGAAGAAGCGTCTAAAGTATCTAAGAGTGAAAATATAAGCGTTTTGGACTTCCTATGAAAATCTATGCTACAGCTACCATATGTGGAAAATGGAAGCTTCCATTCTATATTCCATTGGTTGATGAAGATAAGACATCAAAGCATGAACGATCATACATGCATTATGTTTCTCAGCATTCCGATCTTGTAGCTGCAAAATGTAATGCTACAGAATGGCTGCTTGGTGGGATTCTACCTATAGATTGCAAGCTAGTTGTTAGAGAATATTTTGGTGGTGCTGGAATAATGTCCACCATAATTCGAGGCATGTTTGAAGTGAACTCACATTATATTGGAGAGCGTGATAAACAGTGCGTGATTCAATTAGAGAAAGCATTTCCACAAGCTATTTGTGAAGAAGCTGATGCTTTAGAATCCATGACTAGAAGTGAATATGCAGATATAGATATGTTGGATTTTCCATCGTCTAGTATTATTCACACAAAGCGCGCAGGTCAAAAATGGACAAATGGATTTGAAAAAGTCCTATCACGAAAACCAAATGCGATTATATGGACTGATACATCTGTAACATATCCTATATCAATTCATGGTTCTAGATACGAAACAGAAATTGGTGGACCGATTACAACTCAGAGTGAATATCTGATGCGCTATTCGGAGTGGCTCTACAATACACATGGATATTCTATTTGCAGAGCAGCATATCGCGCGCGCAATGCGGTCTATCTTCTAGCTCAGCCAGGAGCATTTTACTTAGAAGAAAAACATTTTCCTATCATTGGAAATGAGAATGGATTTGTTATGGATAATGTTAAATCTATATTGGATTTTGTATGATCAATGTAGACTCAACGCATCCAATAGGAAATTGGTGTAATCTAAATAAAGTGGCTGAGGTTACAGATCTAAAGAAGGGAATGGACTTTAGACTACCAAAATATCGTAGAGAAGTCTTCATGCGATTCTATGAGTTTCATCTACAGAATAGAAGTCATCCTGGTGGCGTATACTTTATGTTTCCATGGCTGCAGAAGAAATATAATCTGGATAATGAACAGATGTTGTGGATGACATTCATCAATGGTATGAGTCAGCATATAGTTACAACATGGATGCTTTTTGAAAAGTTTCCAACATTCAGATCTGATCCAGATCTTATGCAGAAATATATCAGAGACAACTGGGCTCAGCTTGGTTGGGATATGGATAGACGTTATGTTAAGAATAAATTCGGAAAAGCTCTAGAATGCTATCAGAAGTTGATAGGTAAAAAAACTCAAATCGAATATTGGAATGGTCTGTGCAACACAACTGATGAGAAACAGAACTTCAGAAATTGCTGGACAACTGTAATGACTGAATTTCATTACTTCGGTAGATTGTCATCATTCAGTTATCTAGAATATCAGAGGATCGTTGGACTGAATATAGATTGTGATCGTCTGTTTCTAGAAGATATGAGTGGAAGTAAATCGCATAGAAATGGTCTAGCTGTAGTTCTTGGTCGTGATGATTTAGACTGGCATGATAAACTCAATCCGGATTTTCAGGGATATACACCAGATCATATATCTTGGCTGCAGTCACAAGGAGAAGCCCTTCTGATAGAAGCACAAGAAAGATTCAAAGATAAAGAATACCTCAAGGATGTTTCCTATTTTACATTAGAGTCTACGCTTTGTTGCTACAAGAGCTGGCATAGAAAGAATAGACGATATGCTAATGTGTATATGGATATGTTCCATGATCGTATCAAAAAAGCTGAGGCTGCATCACAAGGCAATTATGATTTTTCATTATTTTGGGATGCACGAAAAGAGAATCTTCCTGAGCATCTATTATTAGAATGTGTAGAATCTGATCCAGGATTATGTCCAGAAAAACAAAATCATTATCGCGATACTGGACAGGTCATTATGATGGATAAGATGTGGTCGTGTTTTGAAAATAACTTTAATAAATCTGGTCTGAGGGAGTTTCTGTGAAAAAAATTATTGCTCTTGGTGGCGAACCTGCAACTGGTAAGACAACATTGATGTGGAGAATTATTGATAGCGCAACAGATTGGCAGAAGATTGAACCAAAGAAAACTCTTTCAGCAATTCGTTCAGAATCTCTCGATCTAACCATACTGGGTAAGTATGATCGAGGCCTCGAATTCGCAGGAACAGATCGTCTATCAATGAGTGTTCAACCTGCAGCTACAGAGTTCATCAAAGAAGCCACAGGAAATATTCTATTTGAGGGAGATAGGTTATTCAATAGAAAATTCATCGACGCTATCATATCGTGCAATTGTCTATTCTCTCTAATCTATATTGAAGCGAGTCGCAATGAGCTTCAAAATCGACATATCGATCGAAAAGACACACAGACAGAAACGTTCCTTAAGAGTAGGCAAACTAAGTATAGCAATATCGTAAGGAGTTTAGATCTTATGGATATCATTCATACATTCAAGAATGATAATATGGATCAGCAGACAATTATTTACGATTTTATAAGAGCAAATATATTTAATAAATAGCATTATGAAAACAGCTAAACTTCCAATTTATTCTTTAGATACAGTTCTTGTAGAAGGTTGGTTCATACGCTGCTCTATAATGAAGGGCAACATACTTGTTGTTATGTTGAATTCAATAACTGAAGAATGTCGGATTGGCTTTTTTAAAACTGAAAAAAAAGCCAATCGTTTTGTGAATGATATAATATATGCTCTCGGATAAAATAAAATCTCTGCCCCATTCTGGAAGAACGCTACAAGATCATCTAAATGGAACTGCTGATATACTACGTTATTGGCTCTGTTCTGATGACGTTGTCAATGCAGGTCTGTATCACTCAGTCTACGGAACTTCAAGCTATAAGAATATAGCTACAACAAACAGAGATGAAGTTATCGCTCTGATCGGCGTATATGCAGAATCTCTTGTGTATACATTCTGTAACACGAATCACAATAGAATGCTTCATTTTATTGAAAATCGAAATAAAGAATTGATTTTAGTAGAATGTGCTAATCTCATGGAACAGAAAAGCAGAAATTTTCAGATATTAGAAAAGGCAGTAGACTATGTTCCAAAATACATCGGAGACGATATAGGTTTCTACATAATGGATAATCACTGAGGAATAGATCATGACTACAGAAATAGATAAAATGATACAGAAATTGGAACTTGCAATGCATCATAATGCATATCTAACATTTGATGAGATGGAAGAAATGCATACGTTTCTTCATAATCTCAAAGAAAATTCTCCTCGTCCTGCTATATTTTCGGAACAAGAACAATCTGAACTGTTTACAAAATGAGCAGAATCCATGTGAGAGGACAGATGGGTGTTCAGATTCTTCAAGTGGCAGTGGGACTGTCGAAGGAGTCTGATAAAGATACAGATGATTGTGTTATCTGTATCAATAACGAAAAGACAGAAGTTCTTTCGTCCGAGAAATTATCTAATCAATTGCATCATGTGTTCGACGCTAAATGCAGAGTCATAGATATAGACTCCAAAGATAAGACTCCATATTGGGTCGAGGGTGCAGCAACTTCTATCTTTGAGAACAGAGATAATATATTCAAATATCTTGTTCCACGATTCGATATGATAGAAAAATTATTTCCTATTCAGCTTCCTGCAGTTCATATCAGAGGGAAAGATAAGAATGTAGCGTCTATCGAATCGTGTAGAAAACTTTTAGCCATGGCTGGATCGGACGCTGTAATTTATACAGACGATAAAGAGAAAGCCAAAGAAGTATCACCAGAACATAAAGTAAGTCAAAACGAATTGGACATTGATGACTGGATTGATATGTATAATTCCGCGATTATATACGCTGCGCCTTCTGCATTTATCATGAGCATGCTTTTGTTCAATCCTCATAAGACGATGGTCTTTATGAATGAAGAAATGTGCGACGGGGAATATCCTGCATCGGCCGGAGATTTTCTATTCCTCAGAGAAGCTATGAAATTTTGTCCGAATGTGTCTATTGTCTAATATGAAAATAAAAGATCTTGAGAGTATATTCAAAAGCTCTGCTAAATCTGCAGATAAGCTACAGGGATTCGTTCCTGATATGCATATCGATCGGGCGCAAAAGGCGCATGAAGCTCAACTGCAACGTAGAGAAAAACACGGACACAAAACTGAATATTCCAAAAAGTTCGATGAAGAAGGAATTGTAGTCATTCCGAATTTCATGAGCGATATGACTGGATTTGTAGAGGAGATTGAAAAGTTTCCTATCGCTGAGAATAAGAATGAACATAATTTACTTTTCGGTGAACCAAGACCTTGGATTCAATCTCGAGATGATGATGGTTCTCGTCTATACAATATCGTCATGGACTGTCATGCTCTACACACTCTAGACCCACAATTCAAACAAAATACATTCGTTCAGCGTCTACAGAATAGCCCAGATAATAATGATGTGCAGAAAATTATGCACATGGATACGTTCTTTCCGACTGTTAAATTTTGGTTCTTTCCTCAAGATGTAACAATAGATGATGGTCCATTCTGTTATGTGCCAAAATCAAATATTCTTACAGATAAAAGAAAAGAGTGGATGCGAAAACAGTGGGAAGATATTATTGACGGTAAGGTAGATCCACGAAGAACATATGGTCATGCAGAGGGGTCTCTACGTGTATTCGATGAAGAATTAATTGAGATGGGATTCGATCCAGAATGTAAAGTATATCCAGTCAAAGCGAATACATTAGTGATCGCTAACACGTTTGGATTCCACGCTCGCGGAGAGGTATCTAATACAGTGATCCGTCAAGCAATTCATGGGTCGATCAGATTGTCGAAACCGTTCGAAATTTTCTGATGTATGATTTTTTCATTACAGACTATAGAAGCCACAAATTACGGTTCATATTTGAATCTATTGCTTGGTTGATTTCTATCGGTTGTTGCATCGCAATGGCAGTAACAGTTCCGAATCCTCCGCTACTGATTCTCTATCCAATATGGATGACAGGCTGCGTAATCACAGCTGGATGCTCTTATTCTCGCGGATCGTTTTGGCTTTTCGCTAATTATATTATTCTAACACTGATAGATTCTGTTGGACTTATAAGGATGATGCTATGAGTTTATTCAATTCTCGTTATCCGATCGTATGCGCTCCAATGAATCAGGTGAGTGACGCAAGATTAGCTGTGGCATGTAATAAAGCTGGAATCATTCCGAGTCTAGTAACAAATCATCAAATAGAAAAACAACTAAAAGAATATCGTGATTTTTGTCCGAATGGAGATATAATTTTATCTAGCAATTTGATGAATGCGACGATTATCAATGGATTCGAAGGACTCATTGCGCTCTTAAAAGATTATAGAGTATCACATATACAGTTGTTGAAAATCTTAAACGATACTGAATTTAAAATGTTGGAAAGAATTCTAGATAACAATATTAAGGTAATATTTAAATCTCTAGAACCAATGCAATTAGCAGAGATGCAACCTTACTATGATGCAATAGATTTAAAAAGCCCAGACGCTGCATCCAGAGTGATACATACAGGTCAAACAACGATGGAAAGATTCTTAGAACAGAAAGCCACAAATCCGGATATTCCCATTATCGTGACTGGAGGGATATCCACATCTGCAGATATTAAAATGTATCTAGACGCAGGTGCAGAAGCAGTGGGATTAGGAACAATGTTCGCTCTCTCTAAAGAGTCTGCAATACATCCTTATAAGAAAATGGAGATGATAAGAAAATCTTTCAGTGATGTTACATCTGTTAGAACTAACTTGAATTTTGGAAAGAATCGTATGAACGCGATCGTATTTTCAGAGACGCCAGATACAGATGGAAATAATACAGAAGGATTAATACTGGGAAGAGATACAACGGATCGTGGATTACTCTTTGCAGGAAAAGCTCTAGATAACATCACTGCAATAGAATCCGTTCAAACAATTGTCGATAGACTCACGAAGGAGTTATAATATGAAATATGTAGAAATGCATCGAAGAAGCCTGGCTAAAACAATCACAGTTCGTGTGTGTTTCACACTGAGTCATCTGTTGAACGGCTTTATCGTGATGGGAACATTCGCAGCTGCAGCACAAATCGCATCAATCGCAACACTGATCAATATGTTCCTATTTTGGGCACATGAGAGAACGTGGAATTGGTTTCAGTGGAACAGAAAGCCAGAGATAGACGATAAATTCTTCAAAGATGGTCATCCGAGAACGATAAGCAAATCTGTAACATGGAGATTATTGATAACTGCATCTAACTTTCTGATACCATATCTGTTGACGGGATCGATCGGAAAGGCACTCGCATTCCTCACACTCGCAACGATCTTCAACGTCATTATATACTATACGCACGAGAGAGTCTGGAATCGATTTTCCTGGGCTAAGACAATAAGAGAATAAATTCGTTATGGTTCTTTTAATAAAAATCCAAGCCTATCTTCTGCAGGACTAGAATAAAACTCATCACGCCAAATAGGTATAATAGTGATAGCATCATGATTAGCAAAGTCATCATTATATCTAAAATGCACCTCAATTACCCTATTGCCTATCACTTCTACATTGAACCATTCGTATCTATTCGCAACAGCTTGCAGTATTTCGGGCAATGTAAATATATCGTCAATCTTTGTCCACCGACTAAATCTGTTCAGTCGCATCGGATCATTTCTAAACCCCTCAACTGCAAGTGTCTGTTTCCCCCAATTATAATCAAAACTTAAATGACGTCCAGTGAATATCTCACACCAGAAATATCCATCTGGAATGGAATCTGAATCCAGATATTGTATTGTAGCACCAATACTCATCGATCGTAGATTCATAATAGGACGCACTATATACTGACCAGGAACAGATGGAGATATACCCGCAGGACCGCATGTATAATCTAATTTTTTTGCCAAGATTAGTTTATCCATACACCAAAGATCATCTGTGGCTATGCTATTGAATACATGTGTATCATCAATTTGAGGTATAGTAGTCATTTTAATTATATAGAGGAAAGAAAAGAATGAAAGCCAAGAAAAGCGCAGTAGGATTGAATTCTGATAACGAGACGAGCAGATCAATACGCATAGGAATATCAAAAGCGATGCCTAGTGCAACGACCATAACAAATGCGTATAGGAAAGCAAAAGAAAATGATCCAACAATACAGTATAGAATGACAGTGAGCGAATGGAGAAAAGGATATCTACGGTCGCTAAAGAAAGCCAAGAAACGCAAGGAACAATAAAACATTCCTTGCGTCAGATCATATTAACTCGTAGGACCACTGACAAATTTATTCAATTCCTCAGCCTTAGCAATAATCTCAGCAGAAGAAGGAAATGTAGGCATAGTAGGATACGGAAGAGTTCCACGATTAGAATCATTCAGCTTGCAATGATATTCATCGCTTAGGTTATTGCGCATTTCATAGATGGGCTGAGAAAGGATTTCTCTAGCCAACTGAAGTAGATCAAATCGAATTTCATACGGGGTTTTACTCATAGTGTGTTCTCCTGTGTGATGTTACTGTGTGTTATGCAACAAAATTGCTGCATACAATTATATAGGGGAAAGAGAGTCGAATTGTGGTAGAAGCCAAGAATAATGCGATAGAGAAAAAGCCAGTATTTATAGGGTTTTTCTGCTAGGTATATGCCTTGACAATTAGCCAGAAGGAGCGCATAATAGCTGTATAATGCTTAGATACACTGCTACGATCATCACCCTTCTGGGAGCTCTCGCGACTGCGTTCCGCTGCGATCCGCTCAACATCTATCTGCTCAACGTCGGAACGATGCTGTTCCTGATATATTCCTTTAAACTCAAAGACTTATCGCTCATCATAGTGAACAGCGGTCTGCTCCTGATATATGCTGTCGGGCTGCTCGTAACCCCTTGATTCCTAACGAGAAAACATATGCCTTGACAATTAGGCATTTCGCGTATATAATAACTGTGTCAAATATGAAAAAGGAATCAAAAAATGTTTAAAGTAACAATTACCGACGAATTTGAAGAACAAATTGTTTTGAGCGTAGATAACGCTAAGGCTCTTTTAAAGTTAATTAAAGAATACACCAGCACCAAGAGCTTAGATTCTACCCCGATATACTCCATCCTCACGGAGCTAGACGAAGAATATTACAATAACCGCGGATTTTATATGGGTTGATTGTAACCCATTGATTAATAACGAGAAAAGAAGCAGAATGAAGAAACCCCTTAAGAATCAAAAGGTTAACGCTACACTCCAGTATCTCCGGAGATTCCCTGACGTGCAGACGTGGTTGAAGCCGCTGACAATAATAAAGCAAAAGAAGCCCAAAAAAGCCTTGTAAATTAGGCCAATGAGCGTTATACTGGTTGTATGATAAATAAAAAGATTACAAGACTCCACAAGCTGGCTCTCAAAGCGGCTGTTGCGCGTGACAAGTTCGAGGAAGCACTGGCCAAGGCGCAGCGCGAACGCAACTGGGTCGACATCTGCATCGCCGAAGGGATCGATCCCCAAGCAAATGCAGGTGACTGGATGTGTTGATAAGCCTTGACAATTAGCCACAAATACTCTATAATAGCTGTATGATAAATAAAATGATAAAAGGAACTGAAATGGAATTGTTTGTATTGTTGGGTGATATTGATAACCAATTGGAGTGTCTGGGTGTTTACGAATCACGTGAAGCGGCTGTCGCTGCAGCGCGCACTGCGAAGTATTTGGATGATCCCGATATCCAAGATTTCGTGATTGAGCGTCGCGTGGTGGGTGCAACCCCGAAGTGGGGGTTCATGGAAGACTTCCGCGAAGTCCTCGATCTGGGTGCGTATACAAAATAAGCCTTGACAATTAGCCACAAATACTCTATAATAGCTGTTCAATAACTGAGAAAGAAACTATATGAAAAACACTACGAAAACCGCAACACAAAAGGCCCTCGAGTTCAAGCGTCAGGAGCTGAAGGATATCAAAGCGACCGCGAAGCGTGCCCAGTCGCAGCTGAAGAAGGACGTCGCGGAGCTCCGTTACGAGCTGAAGACGCTGCGTGCGAACGTCAAGGCTGACAAGGCTATCGTTCGCGATCAGCGCAAGCAGGCTGTTATCGATCGCAAAGCTGCGCGCAAAGCGGCCCGTGACGATCTTATCGCGGCTCGCATGCAAAAGCGCGGCGAGCGTGTGCTCAAAGCGAGCGATCGCCTGAATGCGCGGTCGGAGAAAGCCGCAGAACGTGCAGCGAAGAAGGCCGCGCGTATCGATGCGATCCAAGCGAAACTGGATGCTCTGAAGAATCCGGTCGGCATCAACGCGAAGAAAGCTGCGAAGAAGCCGAGCAAAGTCACGATCGTCAATCCGTTGGCGGCTCTTGACGCAGCGATGAAGAAGGCGGCCTAACCCCTTGTTTTATATGACTATTTGCAACCCCTTGATTACATTGGAGATTTTCTTTTCACAATAAGCCAAGAAAAGCCTTGTATATTAGGTGAGTCCGCGTTATACTGGTTGCATGATAAATAAACAAGTGAGCGTAGCGAATATGAAGATCGACTTCTGTAAGACCACTGGCAAGTTTCTTGGTTTCATCGACGGGAAACTGATCACGAAATCCAAGAGTAAAAAGCGCGTGGAGCGTATCTGCCGCGAACACTCAGCTGGAACGGAGTTCGTGACGGGTTCCACCAACGACAGCCGCTTCGGAATCAACGAACGATTCGACTTCGTCGGTGACCTCGTCACGATGGTTTCAAATAAGACGTCGGCTTCAGCGATTATCACTGGCGAGGGTGGGTTGGGTAAGACCTACACCGTCGTCAAGACGCTGGAAGCGAACGGTCTGGAAGACGCGAGCAACCTGATGGAAGCGGAAGACGAAGACGAAATCATGGAACGCGACGATAAGCAGT